ATGAATAACAACAGAAAGAAAAAAACACAGACACAGACACCGGGGGAAGAGAGGCTTAAGAGTTTCCTTGATATGATCGCACCGTCCGTCATCCAGTTTTACACGGATCATTATATCTGCGGGAATACGTTCCGCAGTGTCTGGGCACTCAGGGAATATCCGACTGCAACGGATGAGCAGGCAATCCTGCGCCATCTTGGGGAAAAGGATGGCGTGACACTGCGTATCTATACCAGACAGGTCACACCGGCAGAGGAGAAAAAAATCATCAGCAATGCGGCAAACAAGAACCGCATGAAACAGGGAAATACAGAAAATTTACAGGAGACAGTCACGGCAGCGAGCAACCTGCAGGATGTGACCAACATCATTGCGACCATGCACCGCAACAGGGAGCCGTTACTTCATACGGCTGTGTATCTGGAGTTATCCGCAGCGGACATGGATAAGTTAAAGCTGTTGCAGACCGAAGTGTTGACAGAACTCATCCGTTCCAAACTGAACGTGGATAAGCTGCTGCTGCGCCAGAAACAGGGGTTCCTATGTGTGCATCCGGCTGGCAGGAATGTCTTTCTGGAACAGTTTGAACGTGCGCTTCCGGCTTCGAGTGTGGCGAACCTGTTCCCGTTCAACTACTCCGGCAAGACCGATAAGAACGGATTTTATATCGGGAGGGATAAATTTGGAAGCAATGTCATTGTAGATTTCAACCAGAGAGCGGATGACAAGACCAATGCCAATATCCTCATCCTTGGAAACTCCGGGCAGGGAAAATCCTACCTGTTAAAACTGATACAGACCATCCTGCGGGAGTCCGGGATGAAAGTTATCTGCCTGGACCCGGAGCATGAATATGTGGATTTGACCGGAAATCTGGGAGGCTGTTTTGTGGACCTGATGAGCGGGGAGTATATCATCAATGTGTTAGAACCCAAAACATGGGATGAAAACGGCAGCCCGGAAGATACAGAGGCACCCTATGCGTTCCGCTGTTCCTCAAAATTAAGCCAGCATATTTCCTTCTTAAAAGACTTTTTCCGAAGCTATAAGAATTTTACGGACAGCCAGCTTGACACGATAGAGATCATGTTAGCGAAACTTTATGAGAAGTGGAACATAGGGGACGATACGGACTTTGGCAGGCTTACGCCAAAGGATTACCCGATCCTGTCTGACCTTTACAATCTGATGGAGGAGGAATATAAGCATTACGATGCGAAGAAGAAGCAGCTGTATACCGCAGAACTTCTGCAGGAAATCTGTCTTGGACTTCACTCCATGTGCAAGGGAGCAGAGTCCAAATTTTTTAACGGACATACAAACATTACGGACAGCAGTTTTCTGACTTTCGGTGTCAAGGGACTGCTTCAGGCGAGCAAAAATGTGAAGGATGCCATGCTGTTTAATGTGCTTTCCTACATGTCAAATGAACTTCTGACCAATGGGCATACGGCAGCCTGCATCGATGAGTTTTATCTGTTCCTTACCAACCTGACCGCCGTGGAATATATCCGAAACTTTATGAAACGTGTGCGTAAAAAGGACAGTGCCGTCATCCTTGCCAGCCAGAATCTGGAGGACTTCAATATTGATGGAATCCGGGAGTATACGAAACCGCTGTTTTCCATTCCAACCCATGTATTTCTGTTCAATGCGGGAAACATTGATTCCAGATTTTATATCGATACCTTGCAGCTTGAGCAGAGCGAATACAACCTGATCCGTTATCCGCAGAGGGGCGTGTGCCTCTATAAATGCGGCAATGAACGTTACAACCTCATGGTACATGCACCGGAGTACAAGGAGAAACTGTTCGGAAGTGCCGGAGGACGATAAGACAGGGGGAAAAGGAAGGAGGGATGCCAGACTATGGACATGAGGGAGCAGAAATTCGGCATTGAGATCGAGATGACAGGTATTACCAGACAGCGTGCTGCGGAGGTCATGGCAGCCTATTTTTCCTCTGCGGCCAGCTATGACGGTGGAAGCTATGAAGTGTACAGTGTCAGGGATGCGGCAGGCCGTAGGTGGAAAGTCATGTATGATTCCAGCATTGAGGCGCAGAAAAAAGGCGGTGGTTATGCGGGGAGTGAGTACAAGGTAGAATTTGTTTCCCCCATCTGTGAATATGCGGATATCCCTGTCATACAAGAACTCATCCGGCAGCTCCGGCATGCAGGTGCAGTGGCAGGAAAGAATACAGGCATCCATGTGCATATCAACGCGGCACCCCATGATGCAAGGACACTGCGGAACATCACCAACATCATGTACAGCAAGGAAGATTTGATCTATAAGGCACTTCAGGTAGATGTAGAGAGGGAGCATCGTTACTGCCAGAAGGTGGAAGAGGACTTTTTGCAGGAACTGAACCGGAAGAAACCAAAGAGTCTGGAGGAAGTGAGCAGGATCTGGTACAAGGGGGTTGATGGAAGGCACAGGCATTACCATGAAAGCCGTTACCACTGTCTGAATCTGCACAGCGTGTTCCAGAAGGGAACGATCGAGTTTCGTCTGTTTAACTCCACTACCCATGCAGGAAAAATAAAGGCATATATCCAGCTCTGCCTTGCCATTTCTGCGCAGGCATTGAACCAGAAATGTGCCAGCCGGATCAAGACTGCCAGCACCAACGAAAAATATACATTCCGTACCTGGCTGTTAAGGCTGGGAATGATCGGGGATGAATTTAAGACGGCGCGGAAGTTTCTTCTGGAAAATCTGGAGGGCGGCATTGCATGGAAGGACCCGGAACAGGCTGTGAAACAGAAGGAAAGACTGCGTGCGATGAAAGAAAAGAAAGAACTGGAAATCGGACATGCACAGCAGGCAGACAGCATGGAAGAAGAGGTGCCGGAGGATGCACAGGGAATGAACATGACCATGTAAAAACAAAACGCAGAGAAAGGAAACAAGAATATGAACATGACAGGAAGAAGATATATTGCATACGGCTCGAACTTAAACCGGGCGCAGATGGCACTGCGCTGCCCCGATGCAAAGGTGGTAGGAACCGGGGAAATCAAGGACTATGAGCTGTTGTTCCGTGGAAACAGGAACGGGGCGGTGGCCACGGTGGAGCCGAAAAAAGGGGAGAGTGTGCCGGTGTTAATCTGGGAGATCAGTCCGAGAGATGAGTTTAACCTGGACCGTTATGAGGGATATCCGAGACTGTATGGAAAAGAAATACTGGAAGTGGAGATGGATGGAAAACGGGAGAAAATGATGGCATATACCATGACGGAGGGGTATGCCATGGGAGTCCCTTCGGAACACTACCTTGCTACTATCCGCACCGGATATCAGGAGGCGGGATTTGATGAGGATGTTCTGATGGCAGGTGTGGAAAAGAGCAGGGAGCGCATGAAACAGGAGATGGAAGCAGAGAGAATGGAGGAAGCATCATGGAGCCAGCAACTGCCGCTCTGATCGCAAGGGCAGCCATAGCAGCCGGAACCAATAAAAAAGTGTGGACAGGGATTGCCTCTGTACTGGCAGCCCTGTGCCTTCCGGTCATCCTTGCCGTCATGTGCTACATCAGCATTGCTTCCGGTGGAACAGAACATAACCGGGCGGCAGTGCATCTGGCATTCGATGGAGGGGAAGCACCGGATGGAATGCCTGCGGATTATCAGGCTTATGTCCGCCAGATGCAGGAAAGTTTTGCGGAGCTGGATGCCATATTAGATGACATTGATGGCATGACAGAAGGGGAACTGTGCGACAGGTATCTGGTCAAATCCGTTTTTTATTCTCTGTATTTCGGCGCAGACCGGGTACGGCTTGAGACGGATGATTATAAAAAATTTGCAGACTGTTTTGTGGATTATGAGGAACGGACACAAAACGCAGAGCAGGAGGACGGGACAGTCACGCTGGAAAAATATACCGTGGCAGTTGCCATTGGGGATAAGACAAAAATCTTCCAAAAACTTGCATCCGACTATGGAGTTACCGCAACTTATGAACAACAGTCCAATGCAGTCAATGTGTGGTATGTGGCAAAGTATGACACAGCGGCCCCTACAGAGGGGGATGAATTTTCCGACTGGAGCGGCTGGAACGGGGCAGGGGATATCCCTGTGTATGATCTGCCGGCCAATGGGAATGGAAGTGATATCGTACAGCTTGCATTATCGAGACTGGGGCATCCGTACTCGCAGGCACTCCGCGGAACCGGGAATTATGTCGACTGCAGTTACCTGACACTGTGGTGCTACAGACAGATAGGAATCTCCCTGCCGGGAACGGCGGCAGAGCAGGGAAGATATATGGTGGAGCATAACCTGACGGTTGCAAAGGAATCACTGCAGCCGGGGGACCTTGTGTTCTGGAGCCACAAACCAAACGGAAGATACATGAACATCACGCATGTGGGAATCTATGCCGGGGATGGCATGGTCGTGGATGCGTCCTATTCCAAAGGGAAGGTGGTGTACCGTCCCCTGTTTGACAACGATAAGCAGGTACTGTATGGCAGACCGCAGTAAATTTTTTGATGACGCAGGCATCTGTTTTCCGCCAGAAAATAGAAATGAAGGAGGAGCGATATGGCAGAAAAAGAAATAAAAATCACATTTGCCGGGGAGAAACTGGAGGCATTAAGTTTCTTTCTGGCAGAGCAGGGAGGAAAAACCGTGGAGGAGCTGTTGAAGAGCCATCTCGATAAATCTTATGAGAAAAATGTTCCTGCACAGGTCAGAAAATTTGTGGAGAGCAGGATGGAAACTCTACAGGAGACAGCAAATCAGGAGCAGGAATCCCAGAGAACGGGAGGCACAAGACAGCAGAGAGCATCCGGCAGGCGGAGCAGGGAGACACAGAATCAGGAAGAGCAGCCGAGAGAGCCGGTGCTGGAAACTGTGGAAGAGACAGCAGAAAATACGATGAGCATGGGAATGTGAGGCGGATAAGTGAACGGATATGAAGAGAAAATAAAAGACCGTCTGTTTCTGGAAGTGTGCAATGCGGCAGGCAGAGAGGAATGGGACGGACTGGCGCATCAGCAGAAGGAAAACCTCATGCTGGTATGCCGTCTCAGCGGGTATGACGAAAAGTTTCAGAGGGACTGCGGACTTGTCACCAGAGAGCAGATGGAGCATTGGGGGATAGAAGAAGAGGTGCTTTTTCAGGATGCATGGGCAAATATGTTTGCAAAACGTCCGCCGCTCCTTATGGATTTTGAGGATGCCTACGGGCATCACTATGACCAGAATATCCTTTCGATGGAGAAAAAACCGGAGAGAATCTGGAGGACGGATGCCGACTTTTATGTCCTTACCAACAACATGGATCATGGGGCGGTGTACATGATGGACGAGGCAACGCTGCAGAAATCAGCAGAAAAGCTGGATGGAAATCTGATCGTCCTTCCGGCATCCATCCACGATGTGTATCTTATGGTGGAGAGGGAAGGTCTGGACATGGAACGGCTGAGGAATGGGGTATATGGAGCAAACAGGGCGTTCCCGGAGGCAGACTATCTGTCCGATGAGATTTATCGATATGACAGGGATACGCACAGGCTGTCTGTCATACCGGCGAGCGTGCAGGAAGAGCAGGCAGGAATGGTGCTTTCTTAAAGGTGTGTTTTTCTGAAAATGATTTTAACTGAGAGTTTAAATTTGGAGGTAAAGAGATGAAACAGGCAGTCGTTACGATCAAATATGATGAGGAAAAGTTAAATGCTGTGAAACAGTACATGGGAAAAAAGGATGCGGATTTTGATGCGGAGCTGAAGGAAGTCCTTGGGAAAATGTATGAGAAATATGTGCCGCAGGCGGTCCGTGAGTACATTGAAAGCAGAGGGGATGTGCCGCCTGCAATCAAAAAGGCAAACCGCCAGCAGGGCAAAAACAGTGTGGCATCCGGCAGTGCTGCGGAGAATGAGTAGGGAACGGAGGAAGCATGGACAAGATAAAGATTCTGAAAGTAGAGCCGGGGGAACCTCCCTGTGTGAAAGAGATTGCGAATGACTTTAAGGCAAGTCAGGCAGAGGTGGAGGGGGACATTGAGTGCGTTGGTTTTGGAGATGGATGTGTGGCAGTAATCAACGCTGAAGGAAAAATAAATGGAATGCAGCCGAACCGCAGGAATGGTGATGACATCATCTGCGGTCCATTTTTTATCTGTGGGGATACCCCGGACGGTGATTTCATTTCCCTGACAGAGCAGCAGATCGAGGAATATACCAGACGATTTGGAGAGATTGAGCAGTTTACAGGGCAGGAACCGGAACTGGAGCCACATATGACCATCCTCGCTTTTTAAGAAAGTGACAGGACAATGGAAGGAAAACGGCACAGACAACGCCGTGTGAGCCTGCGTGTGGCAACGTGTGCCGTTATTCTGCAAAACTGGATAAAGTGACCGACTAGGCAGTATTCTGCCCTGTGTGAGCCGATTTGGAGAAAATAACAGAAAACCCGGAGTGCGGAGGCATTCAAGACTCCGAAAATGGGGATGAAACGGGGCTGTAAAACAGGGTCGAAAATAGTGCAGGTTAAAGGGGTTATGCCGCAAAAGAGCGGCTTAACCCGTCAGACACCCACCGGCAGAGCCGTTGGGCAGTTCTAAGCATGGCATAACTTTTTTGGAAGATTCGGAAAGGTTATGCCATTTTTATTTTTGTTACAGCGCAGTCAGGCAGTAGAGGCCGGCAGAAGTTATGCCTTTTGCGGAAACAGGGAAAAAAGTCTATAGACAGAGGAAAAAGAAGGAGGAAATGAGTAGTCCCATGGGGTGAGGTGCGCACCACTACCAGAATGGGACGATGAAAGTATTGGAATTATTTGCAGGAACAAGGAGCATCGGGAAAGCCTTTGAACAACGGGGACATGAAGTATTCAGTGTGGAATGGTCGAAAGATTTTGAAAACATTGATCTGTATGAGGACATCAGCAAGGTGACGGCGGAGGATATCTTAAAACTTTTTGGGAAACCGGATGTCATCTGGGCGAGTCCCGACTGCGCTACTTTTAGTATTGCAGCGATCAGCCATCACAGAAAAAAGAATCCAGAGACAGGAAGTCTTGAACCGGTCAGTGCATATGCAAAATTCTGTGACAGGGTAGATAAGCATGTGCTGGAACTCATTGGGCAGCTACAGCCAAAGTATTATTTTATAGAGAATCCGAGAGGCGGCATGCGCAAGATGGAATGGATGAAGAACCTGCCAAGATATACAGTGACCTATTGCCAGTATGGAGATAACAGAATGAAGCCGACTGATATCTGGACGAATCATCCGAACCCGAAATTCCTGCCGATGTGTCATAACGGTGATCCATGCCATGTGCCGGCACCGAGGGGGAGCAAGACAGGAACGCAGGGACTGAAAGGTTCGAGGGAGCGCAGTGTGATACCGCAGAAACTGTGTGAGCATATCGTAGATATTTGTGATGAGGGATGAGATGAATACAAAAGCAATTTATACCGTTCACGAAAACGGGAAGGAACACTATTTCTTTTCGGAACATGCGGGAGGGTTCAGTTACCCTTTTGCAGTAGCTGATTTTCTGCATAGCTTAAAGGGTGTGCTGAATGATCCGATGTCACCACAAAAAGGATTATGTGTGGCACCAATGCTGGAACAGATGAAAGGCAATTATTTGTTCCCGGAAGGGATAGAGGGAAAGGAATTATTTACTGCGGTAAAAAAAGATCAGTTGTTTCAATTTGCAGTGAAAGAGCAGGCATCATTTGGAATTGAAATCGATATGGAACAGGATACGGTATCATTCCATTTCCGGGAGGGAGAGGAAGAACTGCAGGAATTTTGTGACATAGAATTTCCAAGGCATGGAGAAAGGGGAGAGTATAGCGGTGAAACCTTTTATTATGCTGCGGATAATCTGAGAGTCAAAAATATGATGGACGGAATTGAAATGCCAATCAGTGCAGAAAACGAAGAAGCATACAGGAGCATGATATTAAAGGCTGTAAAGAAACAAACTGAGGAGCAGAGTACAGGAATGAGCCAGCAGATGTAAGTTAATTATGATTGAGAAAACAGCCATTTTCTGATATACTTTGCAGATAGGAAATGGCTGTAAAATCATAAAGGACGGTGTGCAGTTATGATGGATTTAGATGAAGTATACAATAGCACGATAAAAAAGACACAGTCTCTATTGGAAAGTAAAGGAATTGCGCTTTCACTACGAGAAATAAAAAAATTAGATACAATTAATTTATCTGGTTTTAGAAATGATGGGGAAAGATTGCTAAGGCTGGAACTAGCAGAAAAATATGGGGAGAACAAATTAGAACAGTCTTTGGGATATCAGATTTTATATCCGTTTATAGATGAGGGGGTTATAAAAACAACAACGAAAAGAGATGAGGTATTTTATACTCATTTTTATGTAGCAAATAAAAGAGAGAATGATTTTGATCTTGTTATTTTTGAATACGATTTGTATAATGGCAAATTTTATTTAAGATATGGAATAGAGGCAGATGAAATACCAATCCGTAGGGAAGGGGATGGTATAAAGTGTGGAATAATTAGATATGGCTGTATGAAAAATTTTATTTTTGATGTTTTTTCTGAAGAAGAGTTGCACCAATACTATGATTCTATGGAGTATTTGATTGTAAAAGAGTTTGCTGAGAAAGAGGAGAAACATAGTAGTAGTCAAACAGATATTATTTTGAATCAGGTAATCAGTACCTTTTCATCTATTAATTTCTTGTTGGAAAAAGATAAAAAATCTGTTGAATCAATAAGAAATGCACATCATGTAAAAATAGAAAACGATTTTACAGATGAGACAAGTCCAAAGCGAAAAATAATACATTTAGAGGGAGAAGTTCAAATTGAAGTGCTTCCGTCTTTTGAGGACAAAGAGGCAGTAGAAGAAAAAACAATTAAACGACGTACAAATGTTTGGATGGTATCTGGACATTTACGGCATTATAAAAGTGGAAAAGTAATATTTATTAGTTCATATCCCAAAGGTCCCGAAAGAGACAAAAAGAAACCTAAGAAAAAAGATTATGATTTACCACAGGAAGATGATGAGTAGGACATCTGTCATAAATGGCAGGTGTTTTTCTTTGGCATTATGGAGCAAAATATAGAATACAGGAATGAGCCAGCAGATGTAAGGAGATAGAGGAGAATGGAAAAAGTCAGGAAAGCATTTTACATTGAAGAAGAACTGCTGGGGCAGGTAGATGCCCTGTTACCACAGGCAGATGTGCGTTCACGAAACGAATTTGTCAATCAGGCACTGCGGTTTTATATCGGATATCTCACTTCGGAAAAAATAGAGAACTATATGTTGACAACAATCTCCTCCGTCATGCATGCAACGGTAAAGGACAGCGAGAACCGCATGGCTCGTGCAATGTATAAACTTGCAGTGGAAACTTCCAAGCTGTCCCATGTGATTGCATACAGTCATGGTGTGGATGAGCAGGTACTCCGAAAGTTGCAGGCGAAGTGTGCAGAAGAAGTGAAGCGGATCAATGGAGCAGTGAAATTTGAGGAAGCATACGAATATCAAAATATGTAATGGAAAATGCAAGGATACTGTTGTAACATAAAAATAAAGAATTTTAAATTACATATCAGCAATGAATAGAGGAAAGTTTTATGAAGAGTACAGAAATTAAAGATATAGTGAACAGCCGAATTTTGAAAACAGTAAAGTTGCCTATTGAATTTGAAAATTGTGATAATCCTATAATTTTTAAGTTGTTAAATTCATCACTTGAAAAAAGACACCAAAGAAAACAATTGTTGCTTCCCAATTTTGAAAATACAGATACGGTTGCTATTTTTTCAGATTACGGTGGAGAATCGAAAGACAGTAAATACTATACATATTCTTTTGTATTTGTAGATTATGGTGAACTTGGTTTCTTTAGTGAGAAGATGTCATTCATACGAAAAAAATATGGTATGGATAACCCTAGAAAAGAAATTTCATTTAAAGATGCACATTATGGTCAGATGTTTCGTTGTATTGATGAATATTTATCTTTCACAAATAATACAATCAATGGTTTGGTATTTACGTTGGCTGTAGATAAGGAAATAGCTTCTATAACAGGTGCAAGTGGTAAAAAAGAATTGAAACAAATTACGGAAAAATTAGAGGGATATTCACATGGAAAGTGGAAACCCGCTATGTTTGAAAAGAGCATGAGAATAATTTACACATTAACGTATTTTATAAAATTATTAATTCCTTCAGGTAAAAAAATATTCTGGATGACGGATCAAGATGCTATTATGGCAAATGAAAATAAGACGGAAGATACTTCAAAGTGGCTGTCTAATGCGATTAATTTATGCAAGAATGCTCCCGTATATGATGTAATAGGTTTTTCACCGAAACCATATGAAGAGGAGGACGGATATTTTTTTACTGATGTTTTAAGTTTAGCTGATTTATCGGCAGGTAGTATAGAACAACTGCTAACACGTAAAAAGGGAGGAAGCGAAATTCTAGCACCATTAGCAGAAAAGGTAATACATTGGAGTTCTATTCAGGGACTAGGATTAAATAAGATGATATTTGTTGTGGAAGGGGAAGGTGAAAAAATTACAGGAAATTTTTTAGACTTAGAGTTTCCAGAATATATGAAGAAAGCAGTACAGGTCGATTATGTGTATGATGTAGAATTAAATAAGGGTTAGAAAATGAATAGGAGGACACCATGCCCAAACTTATCCTACGCTGCAACTACCTCAAGAACTCCCCGCCCGCACACCTTGCTAATTACATCAATTACATCGGCACCCGTGAGGGCGTGGAGAAGGTAGGCAGCACGACATCTTCACTGCCAGCCACCGACCGGCAGAAAAGTCTGATTGAAGATATTCTGGCAAAGATTCCCGATGCGAACCGGATGCATGAATACCACGATTATATCCAAAGACCAACCAGAGAAAATGCATCGGAGTTTATCACGCAGGCGTTGGAAAATAACCTTGACATCATAGCGAAAAAGAAAAATTATATGGATTATCTGGCAAACAGACCGGGAGTAGAAATCATAGGTACTCACGGTCTGTTTTCAAATGAGGGAGAACCAGTGGTGCTGTCCCGTGTGGCAGAAGAGGTGGCAAATCATCCCGGTGTGATCTGGACGAATGTCATCAGCCTGCGGAGGGAGGATGCCGAGCGGTTAGGCTATGACAGTGCCGCCCAGTGGCAGGCACTGTTGAGGAGCAGGGTGCAGTTGCTGTGTGAGAATTGTAAGATAGACAGCCGGAACCTGAAATGGTATGCGGCATTCCACAATGAATCCCATCATCCCCATGTGCATCTGGTGGTCTATTCTTCTGATCCGTCCGAGGGATACTTGACGGCAAAGGGAATTGATGCCATGCGTTCTGCATACGCACATGATATTTTCCGGCAGGAGTTTCTAAGCATCTATGAGAAGGCAACCGAACAGAGAAACCAGTTAAAAGAGCAGGCAGAAAAAAGTCTGCTTTTTTTGTTGCAGCAAATGCAGGAGGGAGTCTGTCATAATCTCAAGATTGCAGAGCAGATGCAGCTTTTATCCAGACGGTTAAAAAATACCGGAGGAAAAAAGGTATATGGATACTTGAAAGCAGATGTGAAAGCCATCGTAAATGACATTGTAGATGAACTGGCAAAGGAAGAGCGTGTGGCAGAATGCTATCAGGCATGGCTAAAAAGCAGGGAGGAGATACAGCATTACTATAAAGATTCGGAAATAGAGAGGATACCGCTGTCACAGCAGAAGGAGCTAAAGAGCATTAAAAATATGGTCATCCGTGAGGCAGTCCGTTTTGGAGAAGGGTATCTGTATCTGGAAGAAGCGGAAACAGGAATAGAACGGCTGGAAGAGATATCCGAACAGCAGACAGAAAGCCTTGTCGCATTGCAGGGGGAGGACATGCCGGATATCATGCCTGGACAAACGGAGATGGAGGAGCAGGAACCAGACAGGCAGGAAGAAGAGCATGGGGAATCCGTTTCTTATTTTGCCAGATGGACGGACCGGTATAAAGAAGCGAGGGAATATCTCTATGGCACGATGGAGGCAGAACCAGATGAGGAGGCAGCCCATGAGAGCATGCTGGAAGAGGCAGAGCAGGGAAATGCGTATGCCATGCACGACATGGGAAAGATTTATGCACAGGGCATTGGATGTGAAGCAGACAAAGAAAAGGCAGATGTGTGGTACCAAAAAGCATTAGCGGCAATGCATTATGTAGAGCAGAAAAAAAGTAACACCTATCTGGAATACCGCATCGGAAAAATGTACCAGTACGGACTTGGTACAGACGAGAATATGGAACAGGCAGCGGAGTGGTTTTCCAAGGCGGCAGCAAAAGAACATAAGTATGCGCTCTATTCCCTTGGCATGCTCTATCTGCAGGGGAAAGGAGTAGAGCAGAATGAGGAAACCGCATATAGTCTGCTGTTCCGGTCTTACAGCAAGGGAAATCCCTATGCGGCGTATGAACTTGGAAAACTGTATGAGACAGGATGCGGAACAGAGAAAAATCAGGAAAAGTCGGAAAATTGTTATCGTGCTGCTTTTCTAGGTTTTCTGAATCTGGAGAAAAAATCAAAGGATGATACGCTCTGGTATCGTATTGGCTGCATGTATCTGCATGGGATAGGGACAGAGGCAGACGAAACGAAAGCCGAACATTATCTGACAAAAGCATCTGATTATGGCAACACCCATGCCTCCTATCAGCTTGCCAGACTCTATATCAGACAGGAGAGCCAAAAGTTAAGCGGGGAGTCTGGGACAGCACCGGATTACGCAAAGATTGCAAAAGCGGTAAAGTGGCTGGAAGAATCAGCCGCACAGGAAAATCCGTTTGCGGATTATGCACTGGGACGCTTGTACAGGGAAGGCACACTGGTGGCGGCAGACATGGAAAAAGCAGTGTTCCACCTGAAACGTGCCGCAGATGCCGGAAACAGCTATGCACAGTATCAGCTTGGAAAAATATATCTGGAAGAGGACAACAAAAACATTCCAGCAGCCATACAGTATCTGACACTGGCTGCGAAACAGAAAAATGAATTTGCAGCATACAGGTTAGGGAAACTTTATCTTGCCGGAGAAGAACTGCCAAAGAACACAGAGCTGGCACTGCATTATCTGAAGATGGCGGCAGACACCGGAAACCAGTATGCACAATATACCCTTGGTAAAGTGTATCTGATCGGAAAGGATGTCCAGCAGGACAAGGAACTGGCATACGACTATTTTTTAAAATCCGCAGAGCAGGGAAACATTTATGCAGCGTATTTTTTAGAACACTGGAATGACATGCCACACCCCGATCTGCTCTTAATGGCAACAAGGCTCATGCGGCATCTGGAACATATCATCGAAGAGAATGTGGCTGGAAGGAAGAGCGGAGACCACAGGCAGGGGATTGACAGAAAACTGGCACGAAAAATCCGGCAGAAGAAGATTGCACAGGGACATGCCGTGGATGTGAGTTTCCGTATAAATCAAGGGTAATGGGAACTTCTGAACCCTTAAAACCCCTTAAAGCCCCTTACATGGCGAGAAATCCCGTGAAATGGGGTTTTTTTAGGCTTAAAGGTCAGGAAATACCCTTAAAAATCTAATGGGAACTAAATGGGAACCTGAAAAGGAAAAGTGGGGGTTGAAAGGCAGAAATACCGGGATAAATAGCTGTGAAAAGTGTGGGTTTTAAAACATTTAAAAGTCTTTTAAATGTAGTTTGTAAAAGTGCTTGAAAGTATTGATTTTGCGTGGGTTTAGGCTTTCAAAAGGGTTTTAAAAGGTGCGTTTAAAAAGGCAAATTTAAAAGCAATTAAAAGAGCCAGTTAATGGGAACCGGTAATGGGAACTAAAAAAGAGCAGTTTCAGGAGCGTGGCAGAACGTCTGAAAGTGCTCTTTTTCTATGCCTTAAAGCATAGTGGTAAATGCAATTACAACATATCACACAATTGCATGATGGTCAATTTGAATTATTTAGGTATTTTTGTTTCCATTCTTCAAACTTAGGATTGTTTTGCAAAGGATTTTCTCCGTTACGCTCTTTAAACAAGTCAATCTTACTTTTTGCAACGATTGTGCATCTGCAACCAGGATGCATCGGAGGTAGATTTATTCCTACCTTTGCATCTTTCAAGGGAAAGGATTTTCCGTTGAGGGAGTTGCACACATCACAGCCATTGCTAAGAAAAGTGTATTCTTCGATACCAGCTTTGCGGTAGCAAGAAAGCTCTTGCTGGATAGATAAGTAACTATGTTCTTTCTTTAATTTTCTCTTTAGTAAAAAATAATCAATACTCATATATTTCCTCCGACTATTTTGGATAGAAGTAAAAAATGTTTCCGGCTCTTTTTATACGATATTTTTTCTGGAGTTATTGGAAGATGCAATACGGTCTAATTCCTCATAGATAATTGTATGAACGCGGTGTTGTCCGCGTCTATCTAATTGACAATATGTATCCACTAGCTCCTGCTGATCCTTGTCGAGCAAAGAATTTGCTTCATGTCCGGTAAAAAGATATTCGATAGATACGTTGAAAAATTCGGAAATCCCAATTATATATTTGGAAGAAGGAAAACTGCCTTCGTTCTTCCAGCCGCTTATGCTACTTGGATTGACTTTTATGAAATCTCCCAGTTCTTTTGCAGTTTTCCCTTGTTTATCTAATAAAAAGAATATTCTCTCGTTTATCTCCATAAAAACGTACTCCATTCACTATAAAATTCGGAAAACCCATTGACAATTCGGAATACCAAATTTATAATAGGGTTGTACCAATAATACAAGATAGATTATATCACGAAATTCGATAACTGAATAGGTTATTTTGTAACACTGGTACAGAAGAATATAACGAATAACGCTAAAGGAGGGCGAGTGGAAGTTGAAAAATAACAAAGTAAGGAATCTCGCTGAATTCAGACGGTGGGTAAAGATACGGTTGGTGGAGAAAGAGATCTCCCAGAACGAGCTGGCAAGGCAGATGGGCATCCCACACGCAAGAATTAGCGAAGCAACACACGGAAAGCAGTCCGGAAACAAATACATCATTCCTATTATTGAGGAACTGGATGGAGATGTGGATGATTTTAAAGAGTTTTTAAAAGCCATTTAAGGAGGAGCGTATGAAAATGAATAAAGAGCAGTTTTTAAAAACGGAGTTCGGAGGGGAACTGGAAAGCACAATTACCGCATGGGATGATGCACTGAGCAGAAATAGAGAGGATAAGGAAGTACTGAGAACACTGGCATGGTGTCAGGCACAGTGGGAAGTTTACCAGATGGCGATCAAACACTTTTATGGAGTGGAATATCACTTTACCAGAACGGATGAGTATTACGGTTTGTGTACCGAGGATGAGAGCGATTGGCTGATGAGAGTGAAGCGTGTGAAGCTCTTTCAAATGGAAACAGTGTTTTCAAGGCAGCGAGTAACTCGCAGAGGAATCAGAATTGATGGAGTGGAGTATTGGGATGATGATTTTGTACATCTCAATCTTGGGAAAACAGTAATTGCGGAGTGTACACCTTGGCTCATTAGGGTGTACACGGAGGCAGGAACTCCACTCCATATATTCCGAAGATAAATCACTTCCTGCATTTTTCAGTATTTGCTTCGTTTTCGAGGGCTTCTTGAATGAGGCAATCAATACGTGCAGATACGATTTCATCAAAGCGATTTAGTATTGCTTGATGGGCAGCAGGGTCTGAATTGTTCAGATATGACAATATAGCCTGAGCAAGAGGTTCTTGGGCATAGAGTTTTTCTGAAACGGATTCCTTCAATGCTTCAATATCGGTCATGGCAAACACCTCCTTTCTACGGAGATTATACCGGAAAAATTGAAAAGCGAACAGTCGAAACGGAGCACCGGCTCCGTCATGCAGGGATAGCCTCCTGCATCTGATGATGACAGGCTATAAGGTGGTGATGAGATGGGACAGATGCTAACCGCAAAGCAGGTGGCAGAGGTCAAAGGATGCAGTGGCAGATACATTAAAAGGTTAATTCAAGAAGGTAAGCTTCAGGCACAGGAAGTCCTGAATGATAAAAACAGAAAGACCTATCTGGTACCGCTGGAGGCTCTGGATGAGGAGCTGCAGCAGAAATGGTATCAGATGAATCTAGAGAACCCGTCGGAGGAGATAAGCACTCCGGAGCCGGTACCGGATAAAAAGGCGGTAGACCATTTCTCGGAAAGCGAAAGGCAGGAGATTGATTTTTGGATCAGCCTTGTGGAGCAGTGGCAGCAATACCGGATGAAGCCGGGAGTTACCTGCAAAGCAGATGTTGATAAGAAATTTGTTACTTTATGTGGACTGGAATATCCGGACAAAGAGATTTCTGTTGATATCCTGTACCGGAAGTGGAAAGCGGTTAAAGAAAATGATTTAGACGGTCTCATTGACAAGAGGGGCAAATGGAAAAAGGGAACCAGCAGCATTGATGATACGATATGGCAGGCGTTTCTGTATTTCTACCTTGATGAGAGCCAGCATCCGATCCAGAAGTGCCTGGACTACACCAAAATGTGGGCTCAGGAAAAAAGACCGGATTTATACACCGACATTCCAAGCTATTCCGCTTTTTACCGCAGACTCAACAACGAGGTGCCGGAAGGTGTCAAGGTGCTGGGACGTGAGGGACATAAAGCCTACAATGACCGCTGCGCTCCGTTTATCCGAAGACTTTATGAGGATATCGAAAGCAATGAGTGGTGGATTGCTGATAACCATACCTTTGATGTCATGGTAAAGGACAAGAATGGAAACATCCACAGACCTTATTTGACAGCATTTCTGGATGCACGAAGCGGTATTTTTACCGGATTCCATATTACATACAATCCCTGCTCCGAGGCTACACTGATAGCACTGCGGAAGGGAATCCTCAAATATGGCATACCGGATAACATCTACGTGGATAATGGTCGAGAGTTCCTGACCTTCGATATCGGAGGCTTGGGACACCGTAAGAAGAAACCAAAGGATGGTGAGGAGAAATTTGAGCCACCGGGAGTATTCAAGAGACTTGGCATTAACATGACAAATGCGATTGTCCGGAATGCGAAGGCAAAAATCATCGAGAGACGGTTTGAGGATGTTAAAAATGACCTTTCAAGGCTTTTTAATACCTACACCGGAGGAAGTGTGGTGGAGAAGCCGGAGCGATTGAAATTCGTACTGAAGAAAGAGCAGATTTATACGGATGAGGAATTTGAGGAGTATGTGACAGCGGTTCTGGAGTGGTATTTCAACATGGAAGCCTACAACGGAGCTGTGGAAGCCGACAAGGGAAAATGCAAGACGGATGTTTTCAACGAGCATCTGAAGCGGAAACGTGTGGCATCGGCTGAGGAGCTTAACCTCATGCTGATGAGAAGCACTAGACCGCAGCAGGTTACAAGGCGAGGAGTTCACTTGGATATTGGAGGTGGACGCATCGACTTCTGGAATGATGATTTTGTACATCTGATGCTCGGAAAAAAAGTTTACTTCCGTTATGATCCGGAGAATTTAAGCGAGGTCAGAATTTACGATCTGGAAGACCGTTACATTATGTCAGTACCTGCAGACAATACCGCAGTTCTTTCCTACAATGCCAGCAAGGATGATGTCAAGGCAGCGATGGCGAAGACCAGAAGGCTGGAGCGTATCGCAAGGGAATACAAGGAAAACGCTATTCTGGCAGATGTGGACAAGATTACTGCAATGGAGCTTGTGCTTAAGCAAGCCGAGCGAAACAAAGCGAACTATCAGGGCAAACCGAATCCATCCCTGCTTGAGGTTCAGAGGGCAGACGAAGAACCAGTATTCAAGAAAGTGGTTGGCGGTGCAGACCTTGATGTAATGAATAGAAATGCAGCCATAAGGCGAGGAGGTAAATGATGAGTAAACAGTACAACACAAAGCTTCAGGAGAGATTAGAGAAGTTCCTGAAGGACGAAAATTTGAGTCAGGCAAAGGCAGCCCCGATTCTTGGAATCAGTCAGGCAGCACTCAGCCAGTACCGCAGAAGTATGTACGATAAGGGCGATATTGAAGCGGTGGAAAATAAGCTGAAGGAGTTCTTTCAGATTCAGGAAGAGAAAACACAGAATGCGCAGAAAGCGGAACCTTTCAGAACCAAGACTTCAGCCGGGTACATACCGACAACCATTTCCGAGGAAGCGTACAAGCTGATCCGGTACTGCCAGCTGGAGAAGGGAATTGTAGTTATTGATGGGGATGCCGGGATCGGAAAGACGAAAGCAGCAGCCAAGTTCCTGCAGGACAATCCTTCAACAACAGTTTATGTGAAAGCAACACCGAGTACCGGCTCAACAAGAAGCCTTTTAAAGATGATTGCAAAGACATTAAAACTCCCTGAAAACCAGCGCACCGAGGATTTATCGGTATCCATTCAGGAGAAGCTCAGAGAGACTGATAAGGTTATCATTATCGATGAAGCACAGAATCTTAAATTCCTCACTCTGGAAGAAATCAGAGGGTGGGTAGATGAAGATATATTTACCGGAAAGCCGGGTATTGGAATCGTACTCATCGGAAATGTGGAAGTCTACAATAAGATGCTCGGAAAGCAGGAAGCAATTTTCGCCCAGCAGTTCAACCGCACGAAGCTCCATGGAAGGTACCGCACATCGGATATCCAGAGAGAAGACGTTGTCAAATTCTTCCCGGTGTTGGAAGAGAAGGGAATGCAGAAAGAGATTGACTACCTTCTGAGCATCAGCCACAGCAAATGGGGAATTCGTGGAATGGTGAGTGTGTTCAATAACGCAGTCAACAATGAGGATATTTCCTTTGAGGGGCTGGAAAAAATGGCAAATACAATGGGAATCCGCTTCATATAGGAGGGCAGGACATGGAAAAGTGTTATATCGTGACTGCGATATGCCTGACGCTGATTGTACTGGCATATATCGGGAATAAAAAGGACAAGAAGTAAGAGAAAACGGAGGTAAATGCAAAATGAAGAACCCTAAAGAAAGAAGTACCGCAATTTTGGTCGGTGTAGCTGCTGGTGCAATCTTGATGGCTCTTATGTTTATGATTGTATTCGGCTTGCATACTGGAATAGCCGGTGTGGTACTGGTACTGCTGATTGTTGCAGTATCTGCAATATCAGGATGGTTAATAGGATGGAATCAGCGTATCCAGAGGAGTAACTATTACTCATACATGAAAGGGTACCGTGAGGGATTGGAAAAGAAAACGCTGATCATTAGGCATCCGGTATGCGAATGCAAATTCACGTTTCCGGATAGATAACAATGTGCCGGGGCTTATGCCCCAGCCTTAATGCAGCCACTGAATGGTGATGGTCACAAGCCCATGAAATGCAGAGTGAGGCAAAACTGAATAAAAGGAGGATTCAGGCATGGTGGTATGTCCTAAGTGCCGGAAACCATACACTGGACGTCCGGCATTGTCGAGGGTGGATAATAAAACGGATATCTGCCCGGATTGCGGTATGAGAGAAGCTATTGAGAGTATACCGGGGATGAATGACAGAAAGAGAATTGATCCGGCAGAACGCACAAGAAGGTTGGTACAATCCACCGGAAACCGATGGGCGATGGAAAATTTCAATGCAACACACAGTTGAGGTCGGGAGGTGATGAGGTGCCGGGAAAGATTACGGTGAGGAATTACACCACACTGACAGATTATGCAGCATTGCTACGAGCTGGAATGTACCTTGCTGGAAAGAAGGAAGAGGCAGAAGATAATGGATTCCGGTTTAAGGTTACAGAGAGTGAAAGGCATGGTGTAGTGGTAAAGATTGCGGAGGTGGATAAGTGAAGAATGGAAAGAAGCCGACACTGGCACAAAAGAAGTTTCTGCAGGATACCGGGCTGGATTCTGAAAAGTGGCTGATTGTTAAGGACACTCCAGAGGAGATGGTCATTGTAAGCAAAATTGCCCTGCAGAGGAGGAGTGGAAAAACAAAGACTATCAGAAAGGCGAAGAAATGAGCGAGAAATCAGATGTTAAGGTTCCGGAGGAAATTCGGAAAGGATGGGAAGAGGCAAGGTTGTGTGCCAACCTGATCCGGGAAGGTAAAGCCAAGATTATGATTGCAACCAGAAAAGACGGTACCACGTACCGATACACGAAGCCAAAGTAAGGAGGTGCAGGATGGTATTAAGAGAAGAAATGTACTTTGAGCCGAGAACGATCAGTCCGGGAGGAAGCATCCGCTGGTTCGGAGCGACCTATTCGGCAGATCCGATGCTCTGTCATACGGAGCAGACGGTTTATATCAGGGATAACGGAAAGATGCTGTTCATCTATGAGTTAAACAGTGACAAATTATCCGAAGAGGAAAAAATCGAAGCAGTGTTCACACTGATCTGTAAGATTGAAAAGCCGGAAAAGGGACACCGGTATGGCAGAAAAATTACATAAGGGGCATTTGCCCCTCTTAATGCAGCCACCGCAAGGTGATGGTCACAAGCCCATAAAATGCAGAGTGGGAGAGGAGAATGGCATGATAGCAAGGATTATACGGACAATCCTGCAGTATCCGGTTGGAGCTGAGGTCGGCTTTACGGATGAATTTACAACAGAATACCGGACTGTGACGGGATATCAGTACAGTCATGGAGCCTTCTATGTGATCTTCTCTGAAAGAAGCATGGTACACATGAACCGGCTGGATGAGCTGGTTGTGTCAGTAAAAATCAAAAGGAGGGCACGAGATGCAAGCAAGCAAAAAAGTGACTAAGGGTGGTGGAGTGACCATCCCAAGAGGTATCCGTCAGGAGACCGGCATTCTTCCGGGAGTTCCGGTTGACATTACAACGAATGAAGACGGCATCCACATTCAGAAGCATGTTCCGGCTTGTTTCCATTGCGGAACGGTGGATGATGTGAAAATGGTCTGTGGTATTGAGATCTGCAGGAAATGTGCAGCCAAGATTGCGGAGGTATTCAGATGATGTCAGATGTAATGGAAATCAAAGCAAAGGCTGACCGGTTAGTGGAGCTGACCAGCCAGCAGAGTGTAATCAAGGCAGAGATTGACGAGATCAAAGCGTGGTTCGAGAAGCTGGCAACGGATGACCTGAGGGACACCAAGAAAAAGACCATTGACTATTGGGGCAGCAACAATTCCAAGGTTGTGGTCGGAAACAGCGAGACTGTAAAACCGGTCTCCATGACAATGGTTAAGAAGTTGCTGGGTGATGTGTTCGGGGATTTTGTGAAAGAGGATACCACATACAAGATGACGGATCCATGCAAGAGACTGTTTACCATGATGTTCATGGGCAATTACACCGAGGGAAGCCTGGACGAGACAATCAAGGCAATCACAACTGATGAGAAGATCCAGCGTACCCTGAAAAAGAAGCTGAAGGGCAAGTATGAAAAGGATACAGAGACCCTGATGAAGCTGGTGGGGCTGCCGGAGCAGGAAGCCAGCGACTGGGCATATCTGACTGCGGAGATCATCAACTGGGAATGGATGCTGCAGATATTAAAGTCAGCAGAGTGGAAAGGAACACCGCAGGAGGCTGTTGAAATCATCCGGGCAGCCATTATCGTGGATGAGGGCATCAAGGTAACGGTGGAGGCTGAGAAAACGGAATAACCGGAAAGGAGAGGCAGATGAGAGCGATAGAGCAGTTTCAGATCAGAAAAATATATGCCATCGGCAATGCACTTGGCATTAAGGCATCCGGAAACGAGGATGAACTCCATGTGCTGGTGGGAGGTGTGACCGGAAAAGAATCCATAAAAAGTCTTACATACCAAGAGGCTTGCGCAGTGATTGCACGTCTGGAGGAGCTGCAGGGGAAAACTGCCTCTCCAAAGCCGAGAAGCAAAAAGCCGAAGGAACATCAGAGCAGACCGGGCGGAGTCACATCCGGTCAACAGAAAAAAATCTGGTATCTCATGTATGAGCTTAAGAAATACGATGAGGTGCCAAACGATGTGCAGCTGGGGGACAGACTTTGTGCGGTCATCAAAAAGGAATTTGGTGCGGATGCCATTGCCAAGAACCCATTTGCATGGATAACCTTTGAGCAGGGGAATAACCTGATCGAGATTTTAAAGAGATATGTGGCAAGTGCCAGAAAGAGAGGCGAGGCATAGTGGACTTGCTGGAAAAGGTGCAAATGGAAAATCTGGACGAGGAGCAGAAAATGCTTGCGGAACTGATTGGGCTGGAGGCTTTCAAGAGCCTCGTAAGGGCTTTTAATGGCACGTCCATCTACATTCCGAAAATTGAAAGTCTGGAAAAAGCGGTTCGTGACGAAATGATCAAAGAGGAGTTTGACGGAGGAAATTACAGAGAGCTGGCTCTGAAATTTGGATTGACAGAAACGTGGATTCGCAATATAGTTTTAGATAAAACAAAGGAAATCAAAGCAAGACCGATAGACGGTCAGATGAACCTTACGGACTTTTTAAAATAAATTTATCTTCTTAAGTACTTTATTTTAATATTTGCAATTCAGGAGATACACTTGTGTTAGACACGCAGGTGTATCTTTTTTTGTATGCGAGGTGAAACGGATGAACGAATGGATTATTACGACAGCAATCACACTGGGAATCGGTGTAATCACATATTTCCTGAAAAGGACAATGAATCAGGTGGACAATCAGGGAGCGAAAATTCAGGAGATGTTCAATCAGATGCAGACCAAGGCAGAACAAAAAGAACAGACTGTAAAGCTGGAAGGGCAGATTCAGAAAATCAGGGATGATTATACACCCAAGGAAATGCACGAGAAGGATTTTGATGAGTGCAGGATGGATATTAAACAGATCAAGGCTGAGTATCTGACAAAGGATGATTTTATCCGGGAAATGAACAAGATGGACAGAAAGCTGGATCAAATGCTGGAGCTTATGCTGCAGAAATAGGAGGTCGAGATAAATGGGCAGAGAAACAGAAAAAAGACAGCTTAGGGCTGGCAACTTTACAATGAACAATGGCAGGGTTTTATCAACCATCAACCTGCTTCGTGAAAAATACAATGCACTCCGTAGCGTGGAAAAAGCGGTTAGTTATGAAGGCATTGAAAGACAGGAATTCGTGGATAGCGTAAATTTCCTCGCAGAAGAAGGTTACATCAGTCTGCGAGACATCCATACACATGAAGCTGCAACACTTGCAGATTATGATTATCAGACACTGGAAGCCAAAGTCACAGGCAAAGGCATCCGGCTCCTTGGCGGTGGAATTGCTGATAACATGGTTGATCTTGGCGATTAACGATGGAACAGAAAGAGAGAAGACGCAGCACCGGCAAGGTGGACAGATTACCGCCAGAACTGAAGGACACTGTGGAGCAGATGCTCCTGACCGGCTGCACATATAAAGAAATTGTTGCATTCCTGAAAGAGAATGGCGAAGAAATGTCACAGATGGCGATCTGTACTTATGCAAAGAAGTATCTTGCCACTGTGGAGATGATAACGGTGGCACAGAGCAATTTCTCCATGCTGATGGATGAAATGAACCGGTATCCGGATCTGGACACTTCGGAGGCACTCATCCGTCTGGCGAGCCATCATGTCATGAATGCCCTTACCAACGTGGATGAGGAGCAGATGAAGGAAGTGCCGATTGAGAAGCTGATCAAGGAGACCAATGGTCTCATCCGGGCAGCTGCTTATAAGAAGCGGATTGAAGTACAGAATCGTGATAATTACGAAGCCGGACTGGAGGCAGTCAAGAGCCTTGTATTTGAGGCTATGGCGAAGGAAAATCCGGAACTCTACCGTCAGGTGAGTGCATACCTGAACAAGAAGAAAAACGAAGGACTGGAGGGATAAAAGGTGATGTGGTATGTAATTCAAGTTATGACCGGCAAGGAAGATGATATTGCCGGGAAATTGAAAGAGCAGGGCATCCGTGCTCTTGTCCCGAAGGAAAATCGTCTGATACGCTCCGGAGGTTCATGGTCACAGAGAGAATACATCCTGTTTGCCGGATATGTATTCCTGAACATGAATTACAATGCGGATAACTATTACAAGGTTAAGGGAATTCCGGGAGTGATCCAGTTTCTTGGAGACAACAGGAATCCGTCAAGACTTTCCTATCTGGAGGCAGAGTGGATCATGCTGCTGACTGGGGAGAATAACCAGCCGATTGAACCTACAGTGGTCAGGGCTCTGGGCGATGGAAATTATGAGGTTGTGAAAGGTGTTCTTGAAAAATTTGAAAACCGCATCATCAAGTATGATAAGCGGAGCAGGAAAGCAAGCTTTGAGATTACGATCTGTAATGAGAAAAAGGAAGTCCAGTTGAGCATCCGGCTGGAGGAAGATGAGGAACTAAGCCTTGCCGGGGCTGGCAGGGATGGGGCAGAGGGTGCAGCACAAGCGGTTTTGAAAGAAGCCACCTGATGGCATACGGTTGATTCGTCCCGATGCCGGAAGCTGGCGGACATAGAGAAAGGGAACTGAGCAGAAAAAGTACACTGGTTGGGTGGCGAAGCCTACCCATCGGGCTTGTTCTGGCAGTTCTCTTTTTTGAATGGTGTAAAAACACCGTTTAAAAACACGCTAAACCCATTTAAAATCGTTTGAATGATGAAAGTGGGGGAAATTATCACTGAAACACAAAAATGCAAATATGGGGCAAATATGAGCCTTAAAATTTTACGGAAAGGCAGGTGGTGGGTGTGCGAGCAGGAAAAAAAGAAAGCATTGGTGTTCTGATCGGAGCGATGGCAGAGGCTGAGAGCAAGGGCTTCTATGATGATACCGAGGCTGTTACAAGCGATTTAAAAAGCCTTTTAAACATCTTTTTAAAAAAGGACAGTTCTCCGGAACGTGTGCAGATTTTGAAAGATTATGAATCCGGAGCACCGCTTACCGGAAAAGGAGGCATCCGCCAGAGGCTGGGAGCCATTGATATGGAATTTTTCGGCAGGGCATACTTTCCACATTATTTTTCCAGACCATCCCCTGAATTTCACCGGGAACTGGATAATATATGGCAGCAAGGAGTTTTGAAAGGGGAATATCCGACTACACCGGCAAAGGTAAAGAAGATCAGCCGGATGAATGGAACCAAACGAGTGGTCGCAGCTCCACGTGGACACGCAAAGTCCACGAGCCTTACTTTTAAAGGCAGCATTCATGCCATAGTTTATGAATACAAGCATTATCCGATTATCATATCCGACAGCTCAGAGCAGGCTGAGGGATTTCTCGATAACATCAGGGTAGAGTTTGAGGAGAACGAAGCTCTGAAGGAGGACTTCGGGAGCCTGATCGGAAAAGTCTGGAGAAGCAACGTACTGATCACAAGCACCAACATCAAAGTTGAGGCAATCGGATCGGGAAAGAAGATCCGAGGCAGAAAACACAGAAACTGGAGACCAGACCTTCTGGTTCTGGATGATATTGAAAATGACGAGAACGTTCGGACACCGGAGCAGCGAAAGAAACTTGAAAGCTGGTTTTTAAAAGCTGTTTCAAAAGCCGGTGATGATTACACGGACATTATCTATATTGGAACATTATTGCATTATGACAGCCTTCTGGCGAAAACCCTGAACAATCCGGGATATAAAGCCATTAAATACAAGGCGGTCATTTCTTTTTCCAACGAAGAGGATCTATGGAAGGAATGGGAGGAGATTTACACAGACCTTTCAAACGAGAACCACGAAGCCGATGCGAGAGAGTTTTTTGAAAGGCACCGGGAGAAGATGTTGGAAGGCACGGAGGTTCTGTGGGAGGAGAAACTGTCTTATTATGATCTGATGGTTATGAGGTTGACAGAAGGCGAGGCATCCTTCAACTCCGAGGAACAGAACGAGCCTATCAATCCGGAAGACTGTATTTTCAATCCTGAATGGTTTGAATTCTATAATGAAGCAGAAATCGACTTCAAGAACCGGGACTTCCTTTTCTTTGGCTTTGTCGATCCGTCACTTGGAAAGACCAAGCACAGCGACTTTTCCGCCATCATCACGCTGGCGAAGCACAAAGTATCCGGGTATATGTATGTCATGGATGCGGATATCGAACGCAGACATCCGGATAAAATTATCGGTGACATTCTGGAGAAGGAGAAGATGCTCCGCAGGGATTATGGCAGGGGCTATAAGAAGTTCGGAGCTGAGACGGTGCAGTTCCAGTGGTTCCTGAAGGAAGAATTGGCAAAGGCATCTGCAAAAGCTGGGTTATACCTTCCAATCGAGGAGGTACCGCAGACCAGCGATAAGACAATGCGTATACAGACGATGCAGCCGGATGTAAAGAACCATTACATCAAGTTCAATAAAAGGCACAAGAGACTGCTGGAGCAGATGGAACACTTCCCGATGGGAGCGCACGATGATGGTGTGGATGCTCTGGAAGGATGCAGAACGATTGCCAAGAAGATGAAACGGTTCCGGGTGCTGGATAAAGGAAAATTAGGATTGTAGGAGGTAACGGTCATGCCGGTTATTTATATGGACAGGGCTTCCATTGAAAGCCTGACAGAAAAAGATATCCGTGAGATCATCGATGAGAACAGCACGGATGTAAAATACGGAATGCTGCATGATTACTATGTTGGCAATCATAGAATCCTTGGAGAAAACAAGAAGGACAGCACAGCTCCGAACAACCGTCTGGTCAATAATATGGCAAAATACATCACGGATACCGCCACCGGTTACTTCGTGGGTGAGCCGATTGTCTATGACTCCCAGAATGATGAATACCTGCAGACAGTGCAGGATATTTTTGATTACAACGATGAGCAGGATCACAACATGGAGCTGGCGAAGCAGTGCAGCATTTGCGGAAGCTGCTTTGAAATGCTCTATCTGGATGAGGATGCCAAGATAAGGCTTGCGAGGGTTCCGGCTGCTAACGGAATTATGATTTGCGAGACGGACAGTGGATTTTCCACTCCGATGGCATTTATCCGAACCATTATTTCAAAGGATAAGGATGACAACGTAATCAGGAAGGTGGAGTTCTGGAATTCCAGTCTTGTGATGCGATTCCAGTCATTGAATAATGGATACCTGAACATGATAGCAGTTGAGGAACATTACTGGCAGGACGTTCCGTTTGTGGAATACATCAACAACGAGGAAAGGCTTGGAGATTTTGAGGGTGTCATTACGGAGATTGATGCCTATAACAAGGTGCAGAGTAACACTGCAAACTATTTCCAGTATAATGATGATGCCATTTTAAAGGTTTTAAAACTTGGAGATGTCAGCAGTCAGGACATTGCTGACATGAAGGAAAAAGGAGCTATCATTCTGGAGGATGGAGGAGATGTGGACTGGCTCCTGAAGACGATTGATGATACTGCACTGGAAAATTATAAGAACCGGCTCCGTGAGGATATTCACACTGGAGCCAATGTGCCACATATGTGTGATGAGTCTTTTGGAGGAAACCTATCCGGAGTGGCTATATCCTATAAATTATGGGGACTGGAGCAGATATGTTCGATTAAGGAACGGAAGTTCAAGAAAGGACTGCAGCGCAGGATTGAGCTGATCACAAATATCTTGAACATCATGGGGCACAATTATGATTACAGAGACATTGTTCCAAAATTCCGCAGGAACCGTCCTCAGAATGATATGGAAACAGCACAGATTGTCACGATGCTGGCAAATGACCTTTCAAGGGAGACCAGACTGCAGCTGATGCCAGGTGTTGAAAATGTTCAGGATGAGCTGAGAAAACTGGAGGAAGAAAAGAACAAGGAGCAGGAAGACTTCGGAGTATATAAGAATTTTACCAAGGCTTTTCAGGGTGCAGCTGACAGAACGGAGGCGGTAACGGATGAGCCAGAAGGAACGTAACGAGTGGATTGAGCGAGCCAAGCAGAGGGTTCTCAATAATGCAGAGATTACAGACCAATCCGTAAAAGAGATAATGTTTCTCTTTGATGAAGCAGCATGGACGCTTGAAACGGAAATCAATTCTATGTTTCAAAAATATGCCACGGAGAATGGTCTGACGAATGCAGAGGCTTCCAAGCTGCTGACCGGAAGTGAATATTCCCGATGGAAAAAGGGGATTGAAGAATACCTGAAGGAAGCTGAAGGGGATTCCAAGACACTTCTGGAACTGAACACGCTGGCAATGAAGTCGCGGATCAGCAGGAAGGAGCAGATGCTTGCTACCGTTTACCAGACAATGATAACACTGTCGAGGGATACGGAAACGAAGATAACAGATCTGCTGGGTGATATGTTCAAGACCAATTATTACCGGGGCTGTTATGATGTGCAGAGCATCCTTGGTGTTGGATTCAATGTTTCCAAGGTAGATGTGAAGATGCTCCAAAGGATACTGAAGCATCCGTGGTCTGGAAAGAATTACTCGCAAGCACTGTGGGAAAATACTGATAAACTTGCCACTCTCGCCAAGAGAGAGCTGACGATGGGATTTATGAATGGCTCCAGCGTACAGAAGATGGCAAAGGAAATCAATGATGTCATGGGCAAGGGACGCTATGCTGCAGAAAGGCTTGTCCGGACGGAGAGCAGCTATTTCTCTAATCAGGGAGAACTTGCTTCTTATAGGGAAATGGGAATTCAAGAGTATACTTTTCTTGGAGGTGGTTGCGAAATATGTATGGAATTAAATGGACAATCTTTTCCGCTGGATGAGGCAGAGCCGGGGCTTAATCTACCACCGATTCATCCGAATTGTAAATGCACAATCAAGGCAAAAGCAAAGATTGATTTATTTAAAGACCGGGAAGGAGTGAATCCACTGGAGAGCAATCCGAAGTTTGAGGAGTGGAAGAAGAAATATGTTGACACTCCAGCTCCGGAACCTATAATAAAACTATCAGAGAATGAACAGCACGCAATAAATAGCTATATAAGCAGCGAGGCATACACGTGGAATGACAAGCTGAGAAGGGGCGTCAAACTGACGAAGGAAGAAAAGAAACAGATTAGCAATCAGGATTCAGCTCTTCAGAAGATGCCGACCTATCAGGGAGTGTTATATCGCTCTGTTTCTGATTTTGGAATACCAGATGTGCAGGAGTTTATTGTGGGGCATAAGCCCGGTATGGAAATTAGTTTTCCTGAATTTCTTTCAAGTTCCACTGAGGTATATGATGACAGTTTCCCGATTCAGTATGTTATTACATCAAAGACCGGGCGAGATATACGGAAATTTAACTCTCAGGAAAAAGAGATTTTGTTTGAAAGAGATTCGATGTTCTACATATCCAAGGTGGTTAATAACGTGATTTACATGGAGGAAATATAATGAGCAATCCATATTCAGATAAACGGTGGAGTGATGCACCGAAACCAGTTAATAGCGAGTGTAATTCGTGTAAATATCATTACGGATTCGGAAAATGCGAGAAACATCCGGAGGGAATACCAAAGGAGAAGCTAAAACAGTCTTTTCCAGGTACCGGAAATTATAATAAAAAATATTGCGAACACAAGAGCAAATAAGCACCCAGCCGGGTGCTTATTTAATTGCAAAAAATATGGACTCAAGCATCGTTTAAAAGCATTTTAAATGGTGCTTTTGTTATACAAAATTTAGACCAGGAGGTAAAAAAGATGGATGGAACAACCACCATGCAGGGTACTGAGCAGGAAGTTCAGAACACTGCAACAGAAACGCAGGGACAGCAGACAGCGGAAAGTACACCGGAGAAAGTAAGTACCCTCCAGAAGTTTATTGATGGACTTTTTGGCGGTGGAAAGAAAGCTGAAGGGGCTGAACCTGAAAAAAAGGATGGAGATCCTGCAGCGGAAAAAGCTGAAGAGGAGAAATCCTTCACTCAGGCAGATGTAGATGCTGCCATCGAAGCTGCGAAACAGCAGTGGTTAGATGAAGCTGCGGAGGCAGAGCGTGTCAAAAAACTCACTCCGGAGGAAAAGACAAAAGAGGAGCAGGAGAAAAAAGACTCCGAGATTGCCAGTTTGAGAAGCCAGCTCTTGCAGAAAGAGCTGAGAGAGAGTGCGACTAAATCTCTGGAAACGGATGGATTCCCGGTTGGTCTTGCAGATGTGCTTGACTATTCCAGCAAGGAGCGCATGGAAGAAACCCTGAAGAATACCACAAAGGTTTTTAAGGACAGTCTGGCAGTGGCAATCCAGTCCCGGTTGAAGGGTAAGACACCGGAAGGACTCGGCGGAGCAGCTTCTGCTGAAAATCTGTTAAGAGACCAGATCGCAAGAAATGTCAGAGGATTATAAGGAGGAGAAAGTAAATGAATACCATTGAAACCGCAACAATTATTCAGAGCGAGTTAGACAAGGCTGCAGTGGAGCAGGCTACTTCCGGTTGGATGGAAGTAAATGAGAAGTTGGTTAAGTACACCGGTGGTGCGGAGGTCAAGATTCCGAGTCTCGATATGGACGGAATGGCTGATTATGATCGCACCAATGGATTTGTGCAGGGCAGCGTGAATTTCCAGTATGAAACCAAGAAGATGACTCAGGACAGAGGACGCTCTTTCAGTTTTGATGAGAACGATGTGGATGAGACAAATTTTGTATTGACTGCATCCACTGTTATGGGCGAGTTCCAGAGAACCAAGGTTGTTCCTGAGATTGATGCATATCGTTACAGTACCATCGCTGCAGCGTGTATCAAGAAGGGCAAGGCATCCGGAGGCTATACCGCTGATGAAGCAACCATTCTTCAGGAACTTTACTATGATATTGCAGCTGTTCAGGCGATCGTTGGACAGAACACACCGCTGGTTATCACCATTGATTCCATGGTAGCAGCAATCTTAAGCATGTCCGAAAAGCTCTCAAAGAAGCTGGATATAACCGATTTCAAGCAGGGAGATGTAACTCTTAAGGTTCGCAGCTTGGATGGTATCCATCCTTTAATCCCGGTAAGCTCCGACAGAATGAAGACGGAGTACCTTTTCAAGGATGGCGTGACTTCCGGTCAGGAAGCTGGTGGTTTTGCTCCTACTGAAAACAGCAAGAGCATCAACTGGATCATCACTCCGAGAAAGGCACCTATTGCAGTGTCCAAGACGGATAAAATGAGAATTTTTGATCCGGAAACCAACCAGAAGGCAAGAGCATGGGCGATGGATTATCGTAAGTTCCACGATATCTGGATTCCTGCTCGTAAGGTGGAACAGTGCTTTGTTAATGTGAAAGAAGAATTAGCCTAGGGGGAAAGGAGTAGACCATGAGCGAGATCGAATTAAAGAGAGCGAATGTAGTGAAGCGTGTTGATTCCGAGGACAAAGCCAAGGCTCTGGAAGCCAAGGGGTTTGTCAGAACAGATGGAACAGTTACGAATAAAACAGAAAGTAATGCCGCATCTGAAGCTGTGATCAATGAATTGAAAGAGCAGCTTTTAAAAGCAGGAAAAGTCATTGAAGCGTCGGATGCTAGAAGGGGAGAATTGGAAAAGGAGTTGACTTCAACGAAAGAAAAGCTGGAGGAGGCTTCTAAATACGCAGAAGAAGCTGATAAAAAGATCGCTACTCTGGAAGCTGAACTTTCTGGCACGAAGGAACAGCTGGAGGCTGCTTTGAAGAAAAATAAGGCTGCAGAGAAAAAATAAGGAGGAACTGCCATGACAAAGGAGCAGGAGGACTGGTTGGTAGCGGAAGTGATGGACAGCATGAAGATGTCAGAAACGGAAGAACGGTCAGCCAGAAGGTATGTCAAAAGGGCAGTGGATAAGATCCTGATTTATTGCAACCGTGAAGATCTGCCGGAGCAGCTTCTCAGCACTGCAGCACAGATTGCTGAAGATATGTTGAAGGCTGATCTGGTAAAGACCGGCGAGAAGGAAGTGGCGAGTATCAATCGTGGTGATACCGCCATTTCTTATCGTGACGGAAGTGGTAATCAGAAAGCCACTGTTGATTTTATGAAGAACTATGAAAAATCCCTTAACCGTTTTAAAAAAATAAATCTGCCGAAGGATTTAGCAAAATGACAGAAGCTGATATCCTTGCAACAACATACGAAGATACCGTGACCGTTTACAGAGCTTTCAAAGATACCCTTCCGGGTGGAGAAAGCGTTTTTAAAAGCGGTCTGGATGGAAAAGTTGTGTATGAAGATGTGGAATGCGCATTGTCTACACATACAGGTGGAAAGCTGCAGCAATCGAAATCTACTGCGAAGACGGAAACAACTTTTTGTCTGTTTACCCGTCCGGAAGTTGATATCCAGACCAATGATTTCCTTGTGATCACGCACTTTGGAAAGAAAATTGAAGCGGTTGCAGGTTTTCCTGAGTGCATGAAGTCTCATAATAATATCCCGGTCAAGTTGGACAAGGAAACTGTTTAATACTGAGTATAAGCTGGAGGGGCTGGAAGAATGGGAGAAACGACTCTCACAAGCCATAGAGAGCCAGTACCCGGCTGAGTTCCGGGAGATGGTTATTGATTTGGCGGTTCAGCTTCAGGGAAAGGTCAAGGATAACACTCCGGTTAAGACTGGACACTTGCGGAATGAGTGGCACGTTGGGAGTATAGAAAAGCGAGGCAATGAATATTACATCGAGGTCTATAACAACGTGGAGTATGTCGAGCCGGTGGAATATGGACACCAGACAAGAGGTGGAAAGGGCTTTGTAAAAGGAGCCCACATGATGGAGCTTTCCCTTCAGGAAGTGCAGAAACACCTTCCCGGTTATCTCCGGGAGTGGATGAATGACTTTCTGAATACTCATGAACTTTAGGAGGTGGACTATGGAACATCCGATTATCCAGATAAAAAATGCAATCACAGCATTGCTGAAAGGGATTGATCCGGATACCGATGTCTTTTACGAGGAAATAAAAGGCACGGAAGAAAAGCATGGGCTTGATGAACCAGAAACCTATTACTTCGTAGATATCATCCCGAATGGGAACGAGACAGTCGACAGATTTTTTACGGATATGGGAGTGTTGGTTGATATTGCTTACCACGAGAAAAGCGAGAGCAATACCGCCTATTTGATTAAAGGGGCAGAGATTGATGCGGTTGTCCGCCCGGTGTTCAGTTTTGGAGACAGGAACATAACCATCAATGATGCCAATATGAAAGTATCAGACCATGTGCTGCATTACAGTTTTACCATAAACTTCCGTCAGGCACGGGAGCAGACGAATGAGTTTGAACCGATGGGAGAGCTGGAAGTGGCTATTAGAAAAGGAGTGTGATTTAAATGAGTTTAGGATTACCGAGTTTTAGCATGATTTTCAGTGGAAAAGCAGTGTCTGCCATTGAAAGAAGTGCAAGGGGTATCGTTGCCATGATTCTCACGGACGGTACCGAAGGTGGAAAAGACTTGAATATTTACAAGAAGGTGGATGAGGTTGATTTTCAGAACTGGACAGAGCAGAACTACAACTATTTGAAGCTGGTGTTCGCTGGAGCTCCGTCTACTGTCATTACAATCCGCAGAGCAGAAAATGCAGAAGGGTACAATGCTGAACTTAAGAAGCTGAAAGATCTGAAATGGAACTACCTTACCATTCCCGGTCTTGGTTCTACTGATACAACAACAATCTCAGCGTGGATCAAGCAGTACCGTGATGATGAGAGAAAGACCTTCAAGGCGGTTCTGGCACACTGTAAGGGAGATCATGAAGGAATCATCAATCTCACAACAGAGAATATCTCCACGACCATTACCGGCGCAAAGCATACTGCAGCTGAGTATTGTGCGAGAATTGCCGGGGTACTTGCAGGGCTTTCCCTTGCAAGAAGCAGCACATATTATGTATTGGACGATATTTCTGAAGCAGAAACTCCGGACGATCCGGATGATCGTATCAATGCTGGTGAGCTGGTCATTGTCTTTGATGGAAGGAAGTACAAGATTGGGCGAGGCGTGAACAGCCTTGTCAGTTTCACGACAGAAAAGACAGAGGATGTCCGTTTTATCAAGATTGTAGAAGGAATGGACTTATACATGGATGACATCAGGGAAACCTATGAGGAAAGCTATGTCGGCAAGATCATCAATGACTACGATGGAAAGCAGATGCTCGTGGCTGCCATTGGTGCTTACCACAAAGGGCTACTCGGCAATGTGCTGGATAAATCCTATGATAATGTGGTGGCGATTGATATCGATGCACAGCGTACTTATCTGGAGAGCAGAGGAATGGATACTTCCGAGATGGATGATATTGCAGTTGCTAAAGCTAACACCGGAACAAAGGTATTTATCGCTAGCAATGTAAAGTTTGTAAACGCAATGGAAGATCTGAAAATGAATGTCAATATGTAGGAGGTAAACGGATATGGAAGTTATCAGAGGTAATAAGACTCTCTCCGGAACATGGGGAGAACTCTGGATCAACGGAGAGAAGATTTTTGAATTCTCCAAAATTGAAATGAAAGTAACTGCTAACCGTGAGGATGTGCAGCTGGGAATTGATGTGGACAGCAAGATTACCGGTCTGAAGGGCGAAGGTTCTTATACCGTGAAAAAGGTATATACCAGAGCAAAGGAAATCTTGGAGAACTGGAAAAAGGGCATGGATGTCCGTGCAGAGGTTATTGCGAAGCTGGCGGATCCTGATGCTGTTGGAGGTCAGATCGAACGCTGGGCTTGTGATAATGTATGGCACAATGAGATTCCGGTTGTGAACTGGGAGAAGGGTGGAATTATCGAGGAAGAAGTTTCTATCGGATTCACACCTTCTGATCTGCAGAATTTGGATGCTGTTGCGTAGGAGGTTGCTATGGAAAAAAAGAAAGAAGATATTTTCAAAGCCTTTACAGCGAAGGCTGTTCAGAGATTAAAGGATAAAAAGGTTACAAAGTACGAGACTTTATATGTTCCGAGCATTGACCAGAACATCAAGATCCGGAACCTGAACTATCCGGAAATTGTGGAATGCACGGAGATTGATGATAAGCAAGATCCGAACGCATCTGATAAGTATTGTATTTATCTGGCAGTTGTTGAGCCTGATTTAAGGGCGGTCGCAATGGAATTAAAGGATCAGGGCGAGATCAAGACCTATCCGGAAGTGGTTGATATTTTCGAGATGAATGAGATTACATCCATTGCTACGGAAATTATGAAATTGTCCGGTGTGATCGGAAGTAAAAAAGTGACGGTTGTTGAAGAACAAAAAAACTCATAGACCAAGACGGTGAGTGTTATTTCCTGCATTATTATATTCAAAAAGGCTTCAAGCTGGAGTATCTGCTCCAGCTTGGGGTGGAAGAAAAATGTTTCTATTATGCATCGATGTTAAAGAGCATTGAAGAACGTGAGCAGCTGTTTTCGGGAGGTGGAGGTGGCTAAATGAGTGTTGTAGGAAGTATTTCCATCCGGGATAATGCCAGCTCTGTGCTAAAGAGCATCCGACAAGAACAGACCGCCCTCCGGAAAGATGCAGCTGAAACGAGGAAAGAACTGCAGCGTGCTTGGGATAAAACTTACACTGCTAAGATCAATACCGAATCGGCAACAAGAAAGACGGATGGGCTAACCGGAAAGGTAAAGCAGTTAGGAAAAACAGTAATATCCCCAGTCATTAAGGCGAAGGATGCAGCCAGTGCGACAATAACAAAAGTCAGCAATGGAATTAAGACGGTTGGAAAAAAGGTGGCAACTCCGGTCATTAAGATAAAGGATTCTGCCACATCAAAAGTAAAATCAATAAAAAATGCATTAACGGGGGTGGCGAAAAAAGTAACCACACCCGTTATTAAATTGAAAGATGCAATCACTTCTAAAGTCACAAAGATAACTGGGAAGCTGAAAGCATTAGGTGGGAAGATTTTTTCCCCGATAGTAAGGCTGAAGGATGCCACAGCAAGTGGAATATCTGCTATCAGTGGCAAACTCAAGACCTTGGCAGCAACCGTGGCTATTCCAGTAACGATTGTAGCAACAGCGGTGGTTGGCGGTGCTGTAATGGAGGGAGCTGCACTGGAGCAGAGCATTGGTGGCGTGGAAACATTGTTCAAGGAGAATGCTAGTGTTGTTAAAGCCAATGCGGATGCAGCGTTTAAGACAGCCGGTCTATCTGCCAATGAGTATATGTCACAGGTCACAAGTTTTTCTGCATCACTTTTGAGCAGCTTAGGTGGTGATACCGCTAAGGCTGCAGAAGTTGCTGATATGGCTATGATTGACATGGCAGACAACGCAAACAAATTTGGCACCGACATGGAGTCTATCCAGAATGCGTATCAGGGATTTGCAAAGCAGAATTACACGATGCTGGATAATCTTAAGTTGGGATATGGCGGTACGCAGGAAGAAATGCAGAGACTGCTTCAGGATGCCAGCAAGATATCAGGTGTTAAGTATGATATCAGCAACTTGTCTGATGTTTACAGTGCTATTCATGTGATTCAGAATGAACTCGGAGTAACCGGAACAACCGCAAAAGAAGCCGGACAGACCTTTAGTGGTTCGTTCTCAGCGATGAAGGCAGCAGCAAAGAACGTTCTTGGAAATATGGCGATTGGCGGAGATATAACCGGATCAATGGAACAGTTGGTGGATAGTGCGTCGACATTCTTATTCGATAATGCGGTTCCGATGATTGGACGTGTATTCTCATCACTGCCAAGCGTGGTTAAAACAGGGGTTAAAAAAGCGGTACCGAAAATCAAGACGCTTGGAAGAGATATAGTGGTCGGATTGAAGGACGGGCTTAAGGAAATGTTCCCTTCAATGGCTCCTGTAATTGAAAACGGATTCAATGCTGCCATTACAGTTGTACCGGAATTTATTTCAGGAATTAAGAGTGTGGTTTCCACGCTTGGGTCTCTGGCTGCCGGGTTTGCACCGCTGATTCCGCAGCTTGTCTCATTTGGTAGCGGTATGACTACTACCATCCAGCAGGTAGTCAGTGCGTGCGTACCGGCTCTAACAAGCATTATTTCCACTGTACAGATGATGCTACCGGTAATTCTCCCAGTAATCCAAACGGTGGTTTCCACGATAGGAAACATCATCGGTCAGGCAGCTCCAGTCATTGCCGGTCTAGTACAAGGTATTGGAACTGTGGTTTCTGCACTGGCTCCGGTATTCAGTACGATTTTCTCTGAAATCGGAGAAAAAGTTGGAAGTGTCATTTCATTTGTCGGTGAGAGGATGGGTTTTATTCAGGAAGTCATCGGAACGGTGGCTCCATTGATTGGGGACATCATCAGCACAGCTTGGGGAGTAATTTCTCCAGTAATTGACATTGTAATAAGCGTATTTGAGATTTTATTTGGCGTGGTTCAAAAGGTATTCCCTGGCATCCAGTCAATTATCGAAACTGTGTGGGGAATCGTAAAGCCACTGGTGGAAGGAATCGGCAGCGTTATCGGAAAGATTGCAGGATGGTTTGGTTCTGTAGCAGATGCGATAACCGGTTCTGGAGGAGATTCCGGAACTGTTGGAGAAAACGCTGAAGGAGATAATAACTGGAAGGGCGGTTTGACATGGGTTGGCGAGAAAGGTGCCGAGCTTGTTGATTTGCCAAGAGGTTCCAGAATTCTTCCACACAAAGAGAGCGTTTCCCTGACGAAGCAGGGCAGTGGAGTTGTAAAAGACAGCACTGCCAACATCATGCAGAATACAGTTTTATCCGGTGGCGGTCAGGATCTGACTCCAATCATGATGATACTGACAAGCATCGATGAGAACCTGAAGCAGCTGATGGACAGAATCAAGGGGAAAGAAAGCGGTCTTGAAGTTCCGGGTTCAGGAAAGACCAAAGGGACTGCAAAAGGATTTATTGGCAGCGTGACGGTTGCCATTGCAAAACTGGCAGATGAGATCATTGTCCGTGAGGATGCGGATATTGATGAAATTGCCGACAAGGTTGCAAAGAAAGTCGTGGAAGTAGTTGTAAACATGGGTTAGGAGGTGGTCTGATGAAAACCAGAGTAATTGAATTAAGCGTAAACAACAGGAAAGAAGTTATCGAGCTGCCAATCAATCCTCCTTCTGTGGAATTCACAGAAAAACAGTTGAATCAGGCGATAACCCTTCTAAACATAGGAGAAGCCAATCTGAAGGGAGAGCGAGGGCTTAAGTACACAAAGCTGTCGAGCTTCTTCCCTTCGGAGAAGTCTCCATTTTATAAGAATGCGAAAAAGAAGCCTGACAAATATGTAGCGATGCTTCAGGAATGGAAAACCACAAAAGCAGTGGTCAGGGTAATCATAAGCGATATGAAAATCAACCTCGCAATGCTGATTGATGATTTTACCTACTCTATGAGGGAAGGTGATGGGGATATTTACTATACCATTTCATTTTCCGAGTACCGGACATTGAATGTTCCATCTGTTCAGATTACAACGAAAGTACGGAATAATGGTCTTTTGTCGAGACCTGCACCTGCAGCTGCAGGTGGATCTTATACAGTGGTTGGAGGAGATACACTCTGGGGGATATCAAAACAGAAATACGGAAATGGAAGTTCATATCCTAAAATTTATAATGCAAACAATGGAACAATTGAGGCAAGTGCTAAAAAGCATGGAAAGTCCAGTTCTGATAATGGACACTGGATTTATCCGGGCGATGTGTACACAATTCCGGCATAGGTGGTGTTGAGATGAAATTACTGACTGTAGGAAAAGATATCAGCGAACTGATCGAGCAGATCAAGTGGTCTGGTGACACAAAGCAGGTCGCACGTACAATTCAATTCACAATTGCGAAGAATAAGAAGGACAAAGACTTTCCCACGGTTGTCATTGACGAGGGTGCAGAAATCATCATGCAGGATGACAGTGGGAAGGATGTCTTTGGAGGCATTATTTTTGACATTGACAAGAGTGCCAGTTCCAAGGTGGAAACTTATCTGGCATACGATTTAATGTTCTATATCAATAATTCAGATGTCAACAAAATATTTGAAGGAACTCCGGAAACGATTGTTCCGGGGATCTGCACAGAACTCGGAATTGAAAGCGGAACGATGGCTGCAACGGGAGTGAATATATCTTCTATGCCATGCTTTGGCAAGAAAGCCTATGAAGCCATTATGATGGCATACACAGCTGCAGCAAAGCAGAATGGCAGCAAGTATATTCCGCTGATGACCAATATTAACAAAGTGAGTGTTTTGGAGAAGGGGACGCTTTGTGGGGCGGTTATGACCGGGGATTACAACCTGATTGAAGCAACCTATAAAAGCACCCTTCAAAAGCTCGTTAATAGGGTTTTAATAACAGATAAAAACAACAATGTCATAAAGACGGTGGAGGATGCAGCCTCGATCCAGAAGTATGGTTTGGTGCAGAGAGTGCTGAAACAGAATGATGGAGAGGATGCTACAACACAAGCCAAGAAGATGCTGGTAACAGTGGAGTCCTCGGCAACCGTGTCCGGAGTTCCAAATGATTTCCGTGCGGTATCAGGATACTCAATCATTGTGCAGGAAACTGACACCGGGCTTTATGGACAGTTTTACATTGAAAGTGACACACATACCTTTTCGTGCGGTAAGGCTCAGATGGATCTGACACTTGCCTTTGAGAACCTTATGGATGAAAGGGAGATTGAAGAGACTGCATAAAGGCAGGAGGTGGAAAGGTGTCGACAAACAGAAATATTGTGGAAATGGTCGAGGCAATCAGAAAGGGAACTGGTGGTTCCAATAGTGCTGATGGAGTGGATGGTACCTATATGGCGGATGTGTTGTCGGTAAAACCACTGACAATCAAGATGCACAATACAACTATCACAAAGAACCTTTACATCAATCCGGCACTGATGCTGAATGCTTCGGATAGTGGCGAGGACATCAAAAAGCCATTTATTACACCTTTTGAACCGCAGGAGGCTTATGAGTTCCTGAAAGAGTTTCACGAGAAGTATGTGCTTAAGAAAGGGGACACGGTTGTGGTGCATATAACCGGATCCTCTTTTTATATAGCAGGAAAGGCGGTTAAGGCATGAGTATTTTTCCTTTTATTGATTCAACAAGCACAAGCACTGAGACGAATGACGAACTGCCAATGTTGAAGGAATATGCTTATGACTTCGAAAAGAACGAGCTGCTTCTGGATGAGGGAGGACGCACCTACATGGTGGAGGGAAATGAAGCACTCCGCATCTGGATATTTAAAGCCCTGTTCACGGAGCGATGTCATTATACCGCATATTCCTTTGCATTTGGCTCAGAAATTCAGGATCAGGTAATCGGACACTCCATGAACGTGGAGATTGTCAAACTGGAAATTGAACGCTTTATCATTGAAGCTCTTATGGTCAATCCATATATAAAGCGTTTGGATAATTTTATTTTTGAAAATACTTCTACCGGGATGACGGTGAGTTTTGACTGCACCAGCATTTATGGTTCAAACACAATTCTGGTTCCGGTGAGGGAGGTGAGAGTGTAATGGATTTTAGTGCTGAAGGAATACTGGCAAGGATGAAGGCTGCGTTGAAAAATGAGGATACCAAGATGGAAGGCAGCTTCTCAATGGATAATCTTCAGGCGGTGGCTGAGGAGCTTGCCCGGCTTGATGCCATGAGGATTGTTCCTCTGATGAATACCCTGACAGACAAAGAGGAGGATATGGGTACCAGCGGAAACGAGAGGCATTATGTGAGATGGGCAAAGGAAGCCACGGATGCAGAGGGTAATGTCATTGTGGGAAATGCAAAGGTGGACACACCAAGGGATGGAACCGGGCTTGTGTCGATTGCGATTCTTACAGTGGATGCCAAGCCACCAACGGAAGAACAGATTGCATTTGTCCAGGAATACATAAACAGTATGCGTCCGGTTGGAGCTGATCCGGTTGTGGATGCTGCGGAGAGCATTCCGATTGTTATTTTATGCAGCGTTGTGAAAATGTCCGGTTACACAGAAGAGACCGTGAAAACGCAGATCAGGAGCAAGATCGAGGAGTATTTCACTCAGATCGCTTTCCAAAGCGGAACAGTGTCTTTGAACTACTATAAAATCAGTAACATCATCAGTGGAGTGGATGGTGTGAAGGAAGTGGGAATCCTGAAGGTCAACGGAGCTCAGGATTCCATTACTGCAGAATACAACAAGTATTTTGCTCTGCAGGAGCTGACGGTCAATGTCACTGAATAACAGCCAAATGCTTCCAGCAAGAGTCCGCAATATGAGACAGATGAATGATGTCCTGAATGCCGAGGATATCATTCTGGCTGAAATAGAACGGATCATTGATGAGATGTACCAGAGAGCATCCTTACTCCACGAGGAGCTGATCAATGAAGAATGGCTGGAAAATAAACTGTCAGAGAGAACCGGAGCCGGTGTTGATGTTACCGGATATGCTGAGAAGTTGCTTGCGGAGATTGTTCTGGATGTGAGTGAGCTGCAGCATATCGATATGCCGGATGTCCGAAAGTTTTTGGATAAATGGGTACCGGCTCATCTGATGTATAAAATAATTCTGCTGCTGGACTACTCGGCAAGTATCGGAGAGGTCTTCTCGGTAACGGAAATGACAATCGGTTTTGATTCGCCTTACTGGAATGTCCGGAGGTTAAATGGAACATGGTTGCTGGATGGCACCTATAATCTGGGAGTCGGAAGAAAACCGGATGAATGGGGCATCAGCTACGATATGGGAGACGTCGAGGTTTTGGAGAGCGTAGAACTGAATGTGAGTGTATCTGCTACATCACAGCTGCAGGAGATGTTTACTGATGCCGGAGTGGTTATCGGCTTTGACTCGCCTTACTGGAATGTCCGGAGATTGAATGGAACATGGCAGATGGATGGCAGCTATGAGCTGAATGTGTTAAGAAAACCAGATACATACGGTCTGGCAATTGACTTGGGGAATACCAATATCGAGGAAATGACACCGGGAGGTGTTGTTATAAAGAAAGACTTGTGGCTGCTGGATGGCAGCTATCAGTTAAATGGAACAAGGATATTAGATGCCATAAGGCGAGAGGAGGAATTGTAAAATGGCAGAGAACCTTACACAGAATCAGATTATTACAATTGCAGGAAGGAAAAAGATGCTGAGAGCCAGAGCTGGAGAAATCCAGCTGCCTAAGATTGTGGGCTTTGTATTTGGTGATGGTGGTGTGGATGCGGATGGAAATGTTATCGCACCGCTGGAGGCAGAATCAGAACTGAAGAACGAATTGCTCAGAAAGAAATACGATACTTACACCATGTTGAGCGATACGAAGTGCAAGTATGAATGTGAGCTAAAGGAGAGTGAGCTTCCGGGTGCTGCGATTAGCGAAATCGGACTCTATGATGCGGATGGGGATATCGTTACCATCAAGCGTTTTACCGCAAAAGGAAAGGATGCGGATATCAGCATGACTTTCTATATCAACGATACATTTTAGGGAGGCAGGACATGGCGAAGAATTTAACGATTCAGGATGAGCCGGTTTACAACGAACAGATGGAGGTTCTGGAGCCTACCACACCGGCACATGCAGATTACTTTAATGAGCGATATGCCCAGCTTCTCAACAACGGAAAAGCCAACCGCAGGGATGCGAAGATCTTTGAGGATGACGTGAACGGTGGGAAGATGCGATTAGGCATGGAAAACGGTCATTTATATTATGAGGAACTGTAAAAATAACGTATTACGTTATAATCTAACAAAATAAGCAAATATAAAACGTAAAGTGTTATATTATGCTGGAAACGAGGTAGAAAATGTCGAAAAAGGTTTTTATTGCAGAGCAGGAAACACTGCTTGAAGTGCAGGAGCAGGTGGAAAAGCTGGTGAGAAATCTGGTACCGGATGATGCACCGATTTATGGAATGGTTATCCATGAAGCTTCCGACCTGAATCCGTCCACAAGAGTGGAGTACCTTGGTGCGAACAAGGACTTTACACCTATGAGCATGAACATGAGCACGCACGCCATGAATTATGGCTCATGGGCTGACTGGGACTGGCTGAAAGCCAATGTACCGGTTATGTGTAATTGGGATGGAGGTATTGATTACTTCTTAGATCCGGACGATTATACGAAGAAAGCGGATGGAACGAACTCTGATGCGGCTAATATTGATTATGCCGGTGATGCGATGGCAATCGTAAAGAAAATCTACAAGAAGGAATATAAGGTTGGAAATGACCGCTATGTATATTTCTGTGAAAGAAAAGTGGATGATGATTTCCATGCAGTAGGATTTAATGTACTTGGAAAAGAAAGAGATTATATGCTGATCCCGATGTTCTATGGCTCCATTGATTCCAATGGAAAGATGAGAAGTATTGCAGGGCAGTGGAGCTGCTTAACAGCCTCCGGTTCAGCTGCAGACAATGCAACCGGAAAAGCAATCGGGACTGCTGAGCAGTATACAGCAATTCAGGCAGCATCCAGCAAAGCTCTTTTCTTTGGCGGTGCATTAACGAATACATTGGCAGACATCTGTATTCTGCTGAGCAAGAGCACCGACTCTCAGACTGCTTTTGGATCAGGCATGTGTTCTACCTACGTTGAAGATAAAACACAACATTACGGAACGAAAATCAATACAGTCATTGGCGGAGGACAGTTTTATGGTTCTAATGATAATAAGTCCTTCAATAAGATTTTCCATAGCTGCGTTATGGGGAGTTATATGCTGTGGCAGAGAGATCCGTATATGCTCCTGATTAACGGAAGAATAAAGGTGTCTCCGGATTATACCTATGACTTAACCGGGGCTAAATATCTGGATACTGGAGTGAATTTGGCAAAAAACGGATATTATGCAACAACTCAGGTGGTAAAGGATTTTGGTGCAGTACCAAATGATGAAATCGCATGTAGTTCTGCTACTGGATACTGCGATCACACTTGGGTGAACGCAGAAATACCGGCGGTTTCGCTGCGGTTCGGCTGTTGCAACGACGGTGCTCATGACGGGCTCTGGGCTCGCGCACTGAACTCTGTCGCTGCTTACGCCTGGTGGAACTGCGGGGCGTCCAAACTTCTTCCAGCACCTGCTGCAGCGTAAGCTGCAGATAGGGGGTTTGGGGGTCTTCCCCCAACTGCTTTGTATAAAATATAGGAATGATTTTTTAAAGATCTTGAGGGGCTATCGGAACTCCCTCTCCGGCGGTTTCGCTGCGGTTCGGCAATTGCAACAACGGTGCTAATGACGGGCTCTGGGCTCGCACACTGAACAATGTCGCTGCTAACGCCTGGTGGAACTACGGGGCGTCCTGATTCTATCAAGAAACTATAAGTCCAAAATGTTACCGATAGTCATATACACCGCTGACAGTTGAAATACTGTTATATCCGCCTTTATAGGTTTTGGTGAGTGGAAATTATTCCGGTCAGGAGCTGCAAGTAGTGAGCAATGTTCGAAAGCGGCGAGGAGATAGAAGATAAAATGCATAAGTTCAAATATGACATTGAAAAAGAGACCGGCATTCCTTGGAAGAAAAAGAAAAGTTACAGATATTTATACACGCTGGCTTGCCAAAAGGGTGTTATCCTCCGGGCATTTAAGCGGATGAAGCGTGGAAAAAGTGACAGAAAAGATATTCAAATGGTGGAGGAAGATTTAGATGGATGGGTTGAGAAAATACAGAAAATTATCCAGAATACGAAGCCAGCCGGATGGAAGGTGGAAAATCCGGAACTGGAATTTAAACCACCAAAGCATAACCCGGTTATTATAAAAGAAGCTGGGAAAACAAGGGTCATATATGTACCGACAATGGTTGAATTGTGGATACAGCACGTTATTGTGCTAATTCTGGAGCCGATTATTCAAGGGAGCAGTTACCATCACAGCTATTCGTCTTTTCCCAAGCGTGGATCACATCGGGGAATGAAAGCGATGAAAAGATGGATTCAGTCTGGGAAAGGTATCCGGAATTTTGCACAGTGCGATATCCGACATTTTTATGACCATGCAAAGTATAAGTTTATCCGACCAAAACTGTTAAAACGTATCAAAGATGCTTTATTTATGTATCTGATAGATGTGTGCCTGACATGGTTTCCAGATAAGCTGCCACTGGGCTTTTATTTGTCACAGTGGCTGGCAAACTTTCTCCTGCAGGAGCTGGATTTTCTGATAAAGTGCAAGCTGAAAATAGCACACTTTATCCGGTATATGGATAATTTCACGATGGCAGATGATAATAAAAAGAAGCTGCACATGGCGATTATATTCATTAAGCAGTGGCTTGGAAAAATCAGGCTGAAAATGAAAGGTGACTGGCAGGTGTTCCGGTTTGAGTACATTAAAAAGAATGGCAGGAGAACCGGCAGGGAAGTATCGGCAATGGGCTGGCTGTTCTATCGAAATCGGGTAATCATAAGAAAGCATACGCTGATACATATTGCGAGGATAGCAAGGAAACTCAATAAAAAGAAGATGGAAAAGAAGAAATATCCATTAAGGCTCTGCAAGGGTTTTATTTCCCTGATGGGCTGGATAACACACTCTGACACCTATGAGTGGTATCTGATGTATATTAAGCCACTTATAAGCGTGAGGGCGGTCAAACGCATCATATCTAAAATGGACAAGGAGGCAAATAAAAATGCAAGGATGGAAAACAGAGAATTGCTCCTCACTGCCTGAAACGTTGGAAATGGTAAATGCCAATACTTACATCCAGAGAAGAAATATCAATCGTATCGAACGAGACAGTATGGATGGCAGCGAAGAGAAAGAAGTGGGCTATACATGCGAGTATCGTTTCCTGAGTGAAGAAGAGTATTATAATCTGATCCAGCAGGAAGAGAACACTGAAAAAGTAAACGAGAACATTCTGATCAGCATGGGAGCACAGGCAGAACTCTATGAAAAACTGCTCGCAACAGAAGAAAATCAGCTCATTATTATGAACGCAGTAGCGGAACTGTATGAAGCAAAGACGGGAGGTAATTAAGATGTTGGAACTGTATATTAAATTAGTAAAGGCTGGAAAAAGAACAATCGACAGTATTCCGGAGAAATTCAGGGACGATGTAAGAGCAGCAATCGAAGCTGCAGAAGATGCTGCGGAATAAACGATGAAATGCCGGAAAGGGTGGCTTTATGAATCTGTTGGCGGTGATAGACCTGTTGTGTGACATCACTACTCAGCAATCGGATCTGCTGAGAAAACTCGTGACTGAATTAGAACACACAAAGCAGGTTTCCCAAGAGGTCAAATCGTATTACAGGGAGGCTTTTGAAAACATAGAAAAGCAGTTGGATGTCAGTGAGTATAACTGTAGAAGAATTGAATAGTTGATAAACATTCAGGAAAATGTTGTCGGGGTTTTTCTTGTAAATGAGGAGTCTGAAACAAGGCTCCTTTTTGAATGCAGCAAAGGTGTTTAAAAGGGCTTTCAAAGCCCTTTTTTAAATACAAAAAAATATGGAAGGAGACGCAGAAAATGGCAAGTTTAAGCAATGCAGTAACTATTATCGTGGTATTCGCAATCCTGATCCAGTTCCTTGTGGACAGAGTGAAGGAGCTTGTGGGTGACAAGGTAATGAACATCGTTAAGGCACCGGTATGGGCGGTAGCTTTCGGAGCACTTTTTGCTTTGATGTTCGACATTGATTTCTTTGCTTTGATGGGCTACAGTTCACAGCTGCCTATTATTGCAAAGGTGATTACTGGCTTAATTCTTTCCTCCGGCTCTACCGGAGTACATGAGCTGGTAGCCAAGTTAAGGGAAAGCAGAGTGGACAGTTAGGAGGTACACAATGGGAAAGAAACGTATTTGTTTAGATCCAGGGCATTATGGAGAAAAATATAATGCCGGGGTCGTTTCTGGATATTATGAATCAGCGACAGTCTGGAAACTGACACAGTATGAGAAGGAATATCTGGAGCAGATGGGAATTGAGGTTCTCGTAACCAGAAGTAATATCAATGAGAATCCGGATCTGACAGCCAGAGGAAAAATGGCTGCCGGATGCAATCTGTTTGTGAGCAACCACACAAATGCCTGTGGTACTGAGGCAGTAAACAGAGCAGTGGCGATTCATTTTACAGATCGTAATGAAACTTTGGTTGATGACCAGTCCAGAGAATTTGCAGCACAGATTGCAAAGGTTATCCAGAACACAATGGGCGTGGACGGATATCAGATTTATTCGAGATTATCCGACAATGACAGAGATGGAAATGGAAAGAAAGACGATAACTACTATGGAGTGCTGAATGGCAGCTTCTTAGCCGGAGTTCCGGGCGTTATCGCAGAACATTCTTTCCATACAAATACTGAAGCTTGTAAATGGCTGATGGATGATAGCAATCTTCGTAAGCTGGCGAAGGCGTGTGCAGAATGCATGGCATCCTTTGTGGGTGCATCTGTGACAGTGGATACCGGTATTCAGGCGGTAGAGTTTGCGAATATGGCAGATACTGATATCGTGAAGCGAGTTGGCGAGTTATGTACTGCTGATATGAAGAACACCGGCATCCTTGCCTCTGTGTCAGCAGCACAGTTTATTCTGGAATCAGGATATGGAAAATCAGTGCTCGCACAGATGGCAAATAACTGCTTTGGAATGAAGTGCTCGTTATCCGGAAACACTTGGTCTGGAAGCTCATGGGACGGAACGAGTGAATATACCAAGGAGACGAAGGAATATGTAAATGGAGAGTATGTAACGGTTACAGCTGCATTCAGGGCATATCCGAATGTCGAAGCATCTATTGCTGATCATTCCGCATACCTGCTGGGTGCAAAGAAAGGCGAAGCACTTAGATACGCTGGTTTGAAAGGCGAGAAGGATTACAAGAAAGCGGTTCAGATCATCAAGGACGGTGGCTATGCAACTGCTCCGGATTATGTTAACAAGGTGTGCAGTATCATTGAAAAATACAATCTCACCGCTTATGATCAGCAGAAACAGACAACAGCAGAAAGCTGGTATCGTGTCAGAAAGAACTGGAGCGATGCCAAGAGCCAGATTGGAGCGTACCATTCGCTTGAATATGCAAAGACTTGTGTAGACAAGAATCCTGGTTACAGTGTGTTTGATGAAGCAGGTGTAAATGTATATCCTGAAAATGTGTTTGCTCCTTATATGGTGCGTGTGAAAATCAGCGATTTGAAGATGAGACTTGGAGCAACCATTGACACTGCTTCTGTTGGTCACATCCCGGTGGGCTCGTATACCATTGTGGAGGAAAAGTATGGAAAGGTAAGCAAATCCGGTGAGGAAGGCTTGTGGGGACGTATTAAGTCTGAACAGCCTTACAACGGAAAATATGTTCCGGTCTGGATCTGCCTTTCTTATACCGAGAAAGTGTAATAGGAATGAGTTTTGTCCGGGGGCTGAAATGCTCCCGGATTACCTGATTGAATGCCCCAACATTGAAAATCAGGAGGAAGAAGAATGAACAGTTTTATTGCATGGATTGGTGGAAAGAGGTTGCTTAGAAAGGCGATTATTGAAAGGTTCTCAGAGGAAGGCTTTGACAGATACATTGAGGTGTTTGGTGGAGCCGGATGGGTGCTGTTTGGCAAGGAAGTGGGAAAAGAACTGGAAGTATTTAATGATGCAGACAGCAACCTTATCAATTTGTACCGCTGCATCAAATACCACTGTGAGGAACTGCAGAAGGAACTTAACTGGCTGGCAATTTCAAGGGAACAGTTCTTTGACAATAAGAGCCAGCTGAATGCCAGAGGGCTTACAGATATCCAGAGGGCAGCACGATACTTTCATATTATAAAGGTGAGTTTCGGAGCTGACAGAAAGACCTTCGGAACGAATAAGAAAAACCTTACAAATTCGATTGAATATCTGGCAGAGGTGCAGGAGCGTTTGAAAAATGTGGTCATTGAGAACAGGGATTTTGAAAGCCTGATCCGGGTGTATGACAGACCGGGAGCATTGTTTTACTTAGATCCGCCATATCATGGCACCGAGAAATATTATGAAGGAGGGTTTTCACATGATGACCATATTCGTTTAAAGACCGTTTTAGATGGGATTAAAGGAAAGTTTATTCTTTCCTATAATGATGATGAATTTATCCGTGATTTATATAAGGATTATCACATCGAGGGAATAAGCAGGAACAGCAATCTAACGAACAAACTGAATGCTGATACATTCGATGAAGTAATCATCAAAAACTTTTAAACATTATTTTTTTTAGGGTATAAATAACGCAATACGTTATATTCTAACAAAACAATATTTAAAATTATGCCTCGTGATAAACTAAATAAAGGGGCATAAAATCATGGTTAAAATTCATCTATCAAGACTGCTTGGCGAGAAAAGATGGACTCAGAAGGATTTGGCTGATGCTACTGGGATTCGTCCGTCAACTATCAACGAATGGTATCATGAGCTTGTTCCTCGTTTGAATGTAGACCACATAGATAAAATCTGCGAGGCTTTAGACTGTACGATAACTGATCTATTGGAATACATACCAAATGAACGGAAGACGACTGGAAAATACTTGATTCTTGAAGAACATGGAAATCGTAAGCAGAAAAAAGAAAAAGACTAAGCCACGAAAGGACGTTTGAAAGGTTATTAAATATCTTTCAAGCGTCCTTTTTTAAATTCCTTTTTAAAAGTGGTTTTTGTATTTTATACGAAAAAATTTTGCGTTTTGTGCGCAAAGCAACAGACATGCAGAATGTATTTTTATTTCTTTCGGTGGGACTGGTTGCGATTAACCTTATCCTTATGGAGTTCATGCAGAATACCATTGAAAAAGAAGAGAGAATAAAAATTGCGGTACTTACGGAACAAAATCAGAAAAATCGTATTGCAGATTATCAGGACCGGGAAGAAATCTATGAGCGTCAGCGAAGAAAAATGCACGATTATAAAAATCAGCTTTCCACGATCCAGACATTGATAAAGAATGGACACACAGATGAGGCACTTTCCTTTACGCAGAAGCTGACAGAGAGCATAGCTGTCGAGATGTCGGCAATCAACACAAATCATCCGGTGGTCAATGCTGTTTTAAACCAGAAGTACCGCAGCATGCAGGAGAAACACATAGCGGTTATCCTGAAAGTAGGGGATCTGCAGGAGATTTGTCTGGAAGAGGAAGAGATTGTGATTCTGCTTTCCAATTTATTGGATAATGCAATCCGGGAGAGTGAAAAGGTACTGAAAAATACCGGAAAAGCGGTCATTCATCTGAAATTAGAGTGCGAAGATCATAAACTGATATTTGCGGTGAGAAATCCGGTGACAGAAAAGGTGGAAATTGAAAATGACACGATAAAGAGCAAAAGAGGGGATCATCACGGCATTGGGCTGTTAAATGTAAAAGCAGTTGTGGATAAATATGGCGGTGATATGGTGCTTTCCTGCGATGAAAATGAATTTAAGGCAGTGGTCATCTTGTAA